TCGTGGCCCTTTGGCAACGCGCACCGATAGGTCACCTCAAACGGTTCGTCGCGTGGCGGCGAGGTCTGCGGCACGGGATAACGACCCTCGCACCGCTGCTCCCGCAGGGCGGCGAACTCTAACTCAGCAGTATCCAGTTCTTCGCGCAGCGACAGAATCGCCGTGGCGATTTCGTCGGGGAGGGATGGACCCCCAACCGTATAGCCAAACGCCGACCGTATGATCTCCAGGCCAGCTTCGCCCTCCGCACGGGCGGCGGCGAGGGCGGATTCGGCCTGCTCAGCGCGATCCACGAGGTCGGGCACCTTCAGCAGCGCCGCCTTCACCGTATCAAGGCCGCAGGGTTGAGAAGTCGCTCGGGTCTGCCATCTTGAACCTTTCGGCGCACGGTACCACGCCACGTTCTCGGGCTTGAGCAGGCCGAGAGCGATGAGGTATTCGATCACGTCGTCCAGGCCGCCCGTCACGTAGTGGACGAGGAAGGGCTCCTCGCAGGCGAGGCACTGGTCCCCGAACTGCTCCTGCTCGGGGCTCAGCCGGCCGCCGGGGGCCTTGACCTCGATCGCGAGCATCCCCATGCCGCGAGGCAAGAAGGCGAGCACGTCGGGCAGCCCAGGCGCCTGCATCGTGCCTTGGTAGTCGCCGCGGCGCCGGTGGGTGCCCAGCGGGTAGACCTGGCAGCCCACGGTGCAGAGCAGCTTGATGATGGCGGCCTGCTCAGCTTTCTCGGGTTGCCGGCGCTTCATGTGGAGTCCCTCCTCGCCTGGGCCCGCCGATCGGCAGGCGTGTAGCCTTGAGCGTCGTAGACGCCGGCTTTCACGTTCTCCTGGAAGAGCGCGCGGAGGCGGCAGGCTTCGGCCTCGCAGAGCGGGTGAGCGCCAAAGAACGGCTCCCCGAACGCACAGACCAGGGCCGGCTCTGGTTGCCGGCGCTTCATGCCTCCGACTCCTCCAGTGCCTTTTGCGCCCGCCGCACGCTGTCACAGGTCGCTAAACAACACTCGCGAGGGAGCTCGTCCATCGGGATATACCGAAAGGACGCGCGGGCGCGGCCATTCTGATTCACATTATTCCGCCAGCACAAACGGCCCTCTTCCGTCGCGAGGACGACGCGGGGCCAATCCAGCAACACCCACGGCTCCATCGCGTCACCATCGCCATACCCGACAAAGTAGAACTGGCACGCGAGGCGGAACCAGTCGCCCGGTTCGTGGGTCGCGGGGTCTTGCCAATACTCAACCGTCACGGTTCGGAAAGAGGCGTACTGGGCGCGGAGGAACTTCTCTTGCCCCAAGATCGCCATGCCAGAGGCGGGCAAGGTAAGCTGCACGTCAATCGCGAACGCCTGGTCGAGGATGTGCGGGGCGCCATCCTCGCGGTCAAAGCGCTGAATCTCGATGTGTTGGCCAAAGACACGCCGATAGACCTGGTCGGCAACCGGCCGCATCCGGAGTTCTTGCTGCTTACGCGGGTCGGCGAGAAATCGAGAGGCGTTGTTCGATGATGGCAAGATATTCCTCCTCTTGTTCGATGAGCACGCAGGCACGATCCGACGCCGCCTGTCCCGTCGTGCCACTACCAGCAAACGGGTCAAGCACGCGGGCGCCGGGGAGAGATCCGAACTCGACAAACCGCCGAATCAGCGCGAGCGGCTTCTGCGTCGGGTGCAACTTGGTGTCAGCGAAGTTCGTCTGCGGGACCGCGAACGTCTGAACATCGAACCGCCCGTCGTCCCACTCCGCCGGGAAGTAGAGGTCGGTGTTCCCGCTATGAAAGACCATCTCCCAGCTGTCGATGAACTTCCCGCGGGCATCGCTGCCAAGTGCCATGTTGCGGCGATGCCACACGATCCGGCTCTGGATGGGCAGCCCGCAGTCGCGGAAGATCATCTCAATGTCGGCCGCGAAGGACGGCGAACAGAACCAGAACAGATGAGACTGGGGGGCGAGCGCCGCTTGACAGGTTTCGAGCCAGCATCGACAGCGCGACAGAAAGTCGTCGCCTTGCCTGTCCCACGCCCAGTCGGTCACATTGTACGGCGGGTCGGCGATGACGAGGTCGAACGTCCCGAGGGTGGGGACGACCTTCAGCATGTCACCGTGGATGAGGCTGACGCCGGAGACGCCGTCGCCGCCGGTGCTCGTGCTAGCGATAAGGCGCGGAGCACGTCGCGCGAGAAGGGCGAACTCGAGGTCGCGTACGCTCCACTGCTTGTCGTGCGCCTCCTCGATCGCGCGCAGAGCCTGCGCCGGGGTTTCAGTGTACGCAGCCGCCACCGCGTAGTGCTTGAACGCGATCGGTGGACCCATGCAGGTGAACCCGGGTGCACCAGCAAACGTGCGATGCGTGCGGCCCAACACCATCACCCACCGCTTCGAGCACCCAACATCGTGGGCGAATCGCTGGAGATCCGTCGTCTCCTCGCCGTGCCACTGATTCACCTGGCGCTCCAGCGAGGCCGCGACCGCCGCCTTCGCCCACAGATGCCGTTGCTCTGACAGGTCGACGACGGACCAAGCCGCCACATGGTCCTCGTAGGTCGTGCCGACAAACTCAGGTAAGCCGTCGCGGTCCACGAAGAGGGTGAGCGCGTACTGCTCATGCGACGGAGCGGCGGACCTCTTGTTCGTGTGCTTCACTCTGCGGGCCCCTCCTTGAGCGGGGCGGTGATGCGAAGCGATGTCGGAGCGACGTGAAACTCCCTCACGCAACTGTCGCAGATGTACTGCTCGTCGTCGGTGTCGCCATCCACCACGAGCACCCAGAGCTGCGTCGCCCCGCCGCCGCAGCGATAGCAGCCCACTTCGTGGCTGAACTCCAAGTAACCCGTGCACTCAACGGCCACAACCCCTCCGTTCTGAGGTAGACCGACTCTATTCCCGCGATCTTCAGAAGACCGCAGCCCCCATCCCCCGGCATGACGCAGCAGGCCCGCTCGTCTCTGCTGCTCGGTTCTCAGGACACCAGCCTCTCGGCCGTCGCTACGGTCGGGGTCGTCAGTCGGCGACGTTGCCCCTAGCCCCGAACCTCGTCATGCGTTCCGCCTTCATGAACCCGGCGTAGGTATCGGCCGCGAGCTACAGTCCAGCCCCGGCACCGTCGCGCTCGGCGAGAATGCGCCGCACATGATCCATATCGGTGTCGCACATCGGCTCGTGGGCACACCACTGGTGCCCGTCCGGGATGCGTCCGCCGGTCGCCTGCGAGGGCCGCCAGCGATTCGCGGGGGGATCAGGGCCCGCGCCGCCCGTCGGTCCGGTTTCGTCGTCGTAGCGCCCGCCGCGCAGGTACGTCGCCGGGAGCGGGATGTATTTCTTCTCGGTCGGCCAGCGGCGCGTCTCGAGGTCCGCCAGGATGCGGGCGACGAGCGCGGCGTCGGGGCGGATCTGGGACCAGGCACGCTTCGCGTCCTGCTTGGCGTCGTGGCGCGGGTACGCAGCCCAGAAGCGGTCGAAGTCGGCCGGATCGTCGAGGCTGAACAGGGTTGGTGTCATAGGCGCTCTACACAGCAAAGAGAGTGTGGCCGGCCCCGAGCGTGGTGTAGCACCCCGAGCTTGATCGGCCGCTCCGTCGAGCGACACCGACCACGCGGCGGATAGTAACGCCGGACCGGCGGGATGTCAAGGCCCGCATGGTCCGCCATCCTTCCGCATCAGCTCGTCGTTGAGGTGCTTCAGCCCCTCGAGCCGGTCCTCGAGGTCGCGCACCGTGCGCTTCATGGCGGCGAGCTCGAGGCGCGGGTTCGTGAGTCTCCGCCAGAAGATGATGAGCAGGCAGGCCCACGCGAAGGCGTAGCCCGCCATGAAGCCGATGATCGCCGACTTCCAGGAACACAGCTCGATCATCGCAACCTCCAGACGCGCGTAGACTGACCATCCACCTTCCTAGTCGCGAATCTCCCGCGCGAGGGTGGACACGCGGTGCTGATGTGGTTCCACGTCGCGTACCGAGTTGGCAGCACAACAGACTGCCCAGGCTCGAGGCTGGCAAGCGCTGTGTGGGCCCGCACCGACTCCGAACACTTAGCCGGCAAAGCCGGTAGTGGCACGTTGTCTTCAATGACGTATGCCTCGTCGTCCATCCCTGGTGCGTCCGTTGCTTCATTGATCATCGCTTGCTCCAGTGCTTGGCCTGGGGACAGGTGGCGAAGTGGCTGTCGGCGGCGAAGAACTCGGCGACCTGGGAGAACCCCGCGACGCGCGCCACCTCGGCGGCCCCGGCATTCATCGGGATCTTCTTCCCGGCCGTCGTCTCGTACCAGTCGATGGCGGCCCCGCAGCTGCGACACACCGAGGTGTTGAGCATCGGGAGCTTGAGGTCGATGGTTCGCATGGTTGCCTCCTCAGCGCGCAACTGCGTACACCTCGGGCAATACCCGCAAGGGTTTATCTGCGGGCCCCTTGATGTAGGGGTGGATCCACACAGGAACATGGGCACTTCGCAGCGGGAACCACTGCTTTCGCCAGTGTCCTCGAACAATCCAACGATGGGACCATTCCACGTCGGTTTCGCCAGGCTGGCGGGCCAAGTCACAAGACAGTTGGTGCCGCAAGGTGATGACATGACACGTCGGATCGATCTGATCACGGCTCGCCCGCTTCCCCACCTGTCCCCCAACGCGGGCTGTCGCGGTGTGTACGAGTTCCTGTTGAAGGAACATCGCGGCGGCACAGACCCATTTGATTAGGCGAAGTCGTTCACCACTGAAGAGGTGGGCTTCATCACCAACGTCGGCAATCTTGTCTTCAGTCGCGCCATCACACCACCACGTAGGTAAATTGATCCCGCCTGGCAACCAGGTCAGCAGGCGCACGGCCAGCCGAACCTCATGCGTCGTGAGTTCGAGATAGATCCGCCATGCCAAGGCGGAGAAGTGGTGCGTCTGTCCTGCCACAGTGATCGTCGTCCAGGGACGTTCAAACACGCAGAACGCCGTCATCAGATGAGGAAGATAGGCGGGCTTGGACAGCGGAGCCTTCGTCTCAATGTCGTTCATCACCGTTGACAGACTTAGGGCCGCCTGGTGTTCGAGTGGATATGTCTCGCTCGCCTCAAGCACCATCTGGGTGGGCCCAGAGGCCCAGAAGAATATTGGCGTACCGTCAAAGAACTTCACTTCATCTAAGGGCCGTGGCCCGTACAGGCTTTTGAGATCCTTCAGCAACGAGGGATCGATCCCGGCGAGTTCCCCATTCATGTAACGCTCAGCAACGAGCGCGATTCCCTTGCGCGCTTCGAGATACGCCTGGATGGCGTCTGCCGGTGTTTTGGCGAAGAGTAATTCCGGTGGGTTGGTTCGCATCTTCTCACTCGATGGGATCGGGGATGACGACGCCGAGCGTGTCGGCCGCCCACTCGCGGAAGCGGTCGGTGTACTCGGCGAAGGCCGCGGGGCCGAGCGCCACCGTCGACCCGCCCACGACTACGTTGTCGACCACCTCGCCGTTCGCGTCCACGATCGCGAGCGCCTTGGGCAAGAGGATGCGCTTGGCTAGGTCGTGGACCTCTTCGGGCGTGTATCCGGTCTGCTCGGCCACCAGCTGGACGCAGCTGCCCCAGTAGTAGGCGTTCTGCGCGAGGCTACGCGCCCGGGTGGACGGCCGGATGCTGATGAGCACGTCGCCGTCGGGCCAGCCCTGGACGTACCGGCGGAGCAGGTCCACCGGCACGTCCAGGCTGCCGCCCTTGATGTGCGCCACGATCAGAGCTGATCGCGTCGTTCCCATGGCGCTCAGAACCCAATGTCGTCCGCCGTGAGTGGCGCATCCGGCGGGGGCTCGTCGAAGTCGCCCGCGTCGGTCGAGAACTCCGGCGGCGCGGCCGTCGCCGGCCGGGTGGGACGCACCCAGCCCGCGCGCAGCCGGCGCGCCCAGCCCCGGGCACGGGCAGCGTCTGCCCGGTTGTAGAAGGCCCTCGGCTTGCCTGACGAGGTGAGCTCCTTGTTGGCCTCCGCCTTGTCGGCCCAGTACTCGTACTGCTCAACGGCGAGGTCGAGTAGCTCGGGCGGGCAGCTCGAGAGCGGCAAGCCCTTGAAGTTGCCCCCCGTCCAGTCCCGCGGCACGTTCGTGAGCACCGGGTCGCCGTGGGGGCCGTCCAGATCGGCGTCGGTCGCCACCCGCTTGGGCAGGCCCTCCTTGGCCATCCTGACGATGGCCTTGAGGCTGTCGTCGATCGAGCGCAGCAGGACGACCGCTTCATTCTCAGCCATCACGCCCTCCCCGCCAGCGCCTCGGCGGCATGTTTCATGCGGTCCACCGCCTCCGTCACGTCCGCGACGGCTTCGACGAGCACCTCCCGGAGTTCCTCGGCCTTCACCCCCGGCGCCTCGCACAGGCAGCTGAGGATGCGGAGACGGAAGGCGACCACCTTGTCGAGGTCGGGCAGCACCTCCTGCCGCGCCTTCTCCCGGCGCTCAGCGGCGAGCTTGGCCTGCTGCGCCGCTTCCTCGCGCCGCAGCCGCTCCTGGCGCTCGCGCTCGACCGCTTCGTTCAGCCGGCGCTGCTCCTCAAGAGCCTTGCGCTCGGCCTCCAGGCGCGCGGCCTCCGCCCGCTGCTCCGCCGCGATCTTGGCGAGCTCGGCCTCCTTGGCCCGCTGCTGCTCCGCCTCGAACTGCTGGCGCGCCTTCTCGGCCGCTACCCGCTCGGCCTCCCACACCCGCTGGCGCTCAGCCTCCTCCTGGCGGGCCTTCTCCTGCGCGGCTTCGAGGGCCTTGCGCTCCTCCGCCAGCTTGGCCCGCTCCTCGGCGAGGCGCTTCTCCTCCGCCTCGCGCTGGGCGCGTGCCTCCGCCTCCTGGGCGGCCCTACGCGCGGCGATCTCCTCTTCGAGCGCCTTCACCCTCGCCGCTTCCTCCGCGGCCTTCTGGCGGGCAGCCTCGTCGTCGACCGCCTGCTTCTTAACCCGTAGCGGATCCTCGATGCCAGCCACGAGCGCGGTGAGGCGCTGGGCCTCGGAGTCGACCAGACGCCCGAACCGGAGTGCGTCCGCCTTCAGCAGCGTTCGGCGCTTCTCGATCGCCGTGCGGGTCGACCGCAGCTTGCCGATGGCCACCCGGATCTCTTCGTAGCCATCGGGGGTGTCGGCCGACATGGCCGCGCAGACCTCGCGCATCTGGGCGAGCGCCGCCTCGTTGACATCGTAGACAACGAGCGCCGCGGCGGCATCCGGCACCGGCGTGATGATGAGAGGGGTATCGGCGCTCATCGGCCATGCTCCAGTTCCTCCGGCGCGTAGAGCCCGTGCACTACGTCCGGGTAGACCAAGCGGGCCAGCTTCGCGCTGGCGCGGGCCACGCACATATCGGCCGGGTTCTTCGCCCAGGCTGAGGCGCTCCAGGCTTTCTGCCGTGCGCCGTCTGAGGGGTTGTCTCCAAACCAGGCCTGTCGGCCCTCGGCGAGGGTGAAGGTCAGGGCGATCTCAGGATCGCCGACGCGCTTGGTCGCGAAGGTCGCGCGCTCAGCCGTGCGCTCAGTGCAGCGGAAGTACTCCGCCAGACCGGAGCGGAGCACCATCGCCCGCAGGAGGTCAGCGGACAGCGTCGCCTTGCCTTCGATGATATGCACGGCTCTCACTGACGCGAACACCGTGAGTCCGAGCTCGCGACCGGCGAGGAAGGTCATCAGAAGGGCCTGCCACGTCGTGTAGGAACCACCCCAGAGCCGCGAATCGAACGCCGCCTGTGCGAGCCAGGTCGCCTGCGTCATCGTGTTCGGCTCGAACTTACGCTCGAACTCGACATCGACGACGTTGGTCGCTACGCGCGCCAGCTCCGTCGTCGTCGGCAGCGGTGGGAGCGGCTTCAAGACGGCTGCGTCGGACACGGGAGGGGCCTCCGGGAACGTGATCGTCAGTTCGCCCCCGTTTGGCGTCTGGACAACCGGCGGCGCGACCGGCGCGCTGGCCTCCTCCTCCGGTGGCGGCGGCGTGGGCCGGGAGGCCGGCGGCTTCTCGAGCTCCGCGATCGGGAGCTTCACATCGGTGCGAAGCGCGATGAGGGCCCGCACCAGCGGCAGCCGCAGCTTGAACCCAACCAGGGCCTGGACGATGGCCGGCGTCAGGCCGCGCGCGACGCCGCGGTCGAGGTCCACGTACATGTCGTCGAGCGACTTCCAGGCCTTCAGGATCTGCACAGCCCGCACGGGGCCGCAGCCCTTCAGGCCCTGGATGTTGTCCGACGCGTCGCCGACGAGGGCGAGGTAGTCACGCATCTGGTACGGCATGACCCCGAACTTCTCGAAGGCCGCCGCCTCGTCATAGACTTCGCCCTGCCGCGGCGTCTTGACTTTCACGCGGTCGGTGACCAGCTGGAGGAGATCCTTGTCGCCCGACACGATGAGGACGGACGTGGTCGGCGGCAGCTGGGCCACCAACGAGGCGATGATGTCGTCCGCTTCGAAGCCGGGGACCGCCCACACCGGCCAGCCGTCGGCCCGCAACAGATCCTGCGCGAGCTGCAGCTGGTGGAGCAGTGAGGCATCCTTGTCCCGGCGGTTCGCCTTGTAGCTGGGGTCCAGCTCGTGGCGGAACGTCTGCCCCGGGGAGTCGCAGCAGACCACCACGCGCCGCTCGCCCTCACCGAGGGCCAGCTGGTGGACCTTTGCCGCCGTCGCGTTCGCGACGTGGTTGAGCTCGGCGTTGTCCGCCGAGGTCATGTAGATGGGATACAAGATCGAGGAGAGGTCGACGGCCACCACGAGGGGCGGCGTCTCGGGTACAATAGGTTCTGGCATCGCGGTCCTCTGGGGCTGGGCGATCTAGGGCGCTCAGCCCCGCTTTTGTGTCTGCCTGGTGTGATGCCCTCCGCGAGCATGTCCTCGGCAGCGGTTCTGGGTCGTGGTCACGCGCGCGCGCGCGTCTTCCGGGTCAACGCTTCCTGCCTCTTCGCGGCGCGGACCTTCTTCCAGCGGGCGTTGATCGCCTTTCGAGCCGCCGCTGACCTCTCTTCGGGCGTGCGCTTCGCCTGGCACGCCAGCCCGCCCATGCGCGCGAATTCGCCGATGGTGAGTTCTCGCATGTGCGTAACTTACTTGCCGGCGCGAAGCCTGTCAAGCGCCGACTTACCCGCCCGCTCGCGCGCCATGATGAGCGGCTTTTCCATGTGACCTCCTGTTGCAAGCATCTGAGGCTTAACCCGTGGACCCGCTGTCACTTCCCTCCGCCTGGCGTCCAACCCGTGTGCTCGATTGAGCCGCCCGATGCGGCTCTCGGAGCACAGGAGTCTACCGCTGTTCGCTAGCGTTCGGCTGGCCCAGCCCCTGCTTCACGCGGTCGTCGTCGCCCTCGTACTCGTCGCACCAGCACACCCGGCCCTGCGTGTCGTGCCAGATGGCGAAGTGGCGGTCGAGGTGGTCGTAGGCCACGCAGCCCTTGGCCTCATCGAGGGTGGCGTAGCGCCCGTGGGACTCGTCGGTCGTGAGGTTGATCACCTCGTAGGGAAGCTCAGGATTCCCCTCAATCGACTCGCGCGCCTCGATGGCGTGGAACTCGGAGAGCGTCATCGTCTTCTTCATGGTGACCTCCTCTAGGAAACAGAGCGACCGCATGTCTCGCAGTGGAACGAATCGCAGTCGAACCCGTTCGCGACGATCAGGTCAGCTGTGAGCTCCAAGACCTCCTGCCCGCTGATGTCGCGCCCAGTGTAGGCGGCGCTCATGCCGGCGTGCGCGCCGCAGTAGCACCGCCCGTTGTCGCCCAGGTAGAGGGCGGTGGGCTTGAGGACCGGTTCACGCCGAGCGTTCGCCGCGATGAGGCTTGCCTGTTTCATCGCGGCCCCCTACCACTCACCGAACGTGCAGACGATGCCGCAGCCACCGCTGCGGTGCCGCTCGCTCGCGAAGTGTGCCTGGATCTCGGCCACGCGCTGGGCATCCAGCGTGCGCCAGGAGTGCGCCCAACGGCGCGGCGGGGCGCCGGCCAGGAGCTCCGCGCAACGCGGGCACCCGGTCGGCTTGGGACGACCGAACGCCATCTGGCATCGGCCGTCGTGTTTCGTGGGGATGGGCGGAAAGGACATTCAGACCTCCGCCACACAATATACGCGCTTGTTCCTATCTTGTCAATAGGGGCTGGTGCGTATTCGTAGAGAGGCCCGCCGTCAAGACGTTGACAACCGTGCGATACTGGGCTTGGCGCCAACCTGGGGCTGAGACAAGCCCTGGCCGGGGGCCGCGGCCGGAACCCGCGAGCCCCCAGCCCCTACCGCATCCAACGCCAGCACGCCATCGCCAGCAACATAGCCAGCACGGTCGCGAGGATGAGGGCGGCATCCTCCTTGTCATCAGTCACGCCGCATCACTCCATACGACCGAGAAGCCCTCGGCGCGGGTGACGAAGTAGTGCGGGGGCACCAGCCCAGCGGGGAAGTCCTCGAAGAGCGGCACGCCCCCCGCCGCATAGAAGTTCGCCGCGAACTGTGAGCAGAACTGCTGGCCGACGAGCGTTACGGGGTCGGGCGTGGCGAAGCTCAGCAACGCCCAGAACGCGTACGGCTGGCCTTTTACCTTCTGGAAGTAGGCCAGTGCGTCCGACCAGGAGAACCCCGAGGGCGGGCGCAGCGCTATCCCCGGCTTCGGCCAGTCCCACCTGTACCGGTTCACCCCCCGGTCAGCCCGCGCCGTGAGCGTGCTCACCCCAGGCACCTCCACGACTTCGACGTGGCTCCATCGGTGCCCCGTCCGCAGTGAGATCGCCCAGCCCAGCAGCTCGAAGGGCCGGTAGACGACGATGTCGCCGGGACGCAGTAGCGCCGGGTCGAGGATGGGGCGCATGGCTACACGCTGCTGAGTACCGCGCCCGCTTGCTGCATCTTCGTCTCGATGCGGAGGACGCGCGTTTCGAGGTCGGCGACCCGCGCTTCGAGGTCGCCCGTGGGCGGCGGCAGCGGGTCAGGCGGGGGCGTCGTCGTGCCGGGGTTGATCGGAGCTTTCCACGGTCGCGCTGGGTCGTTCAGGACGCCCTGCGGCTGCCAGGCCGGCGTGGCGGGTCCGTACCGGTTCTCGTCTTCGTCCCACCCAGCACCGACGAGACAGTCGAAGTGTTCGAGTGTCACCTTGTGCTGGATGATGTCCGCCGCAACGTACGACCCGTCCGACAGGATGCCATAGCTGCCGGAGGTTTTCGTCGACAGACCCCACCCCTCGGCGCGGTGTATCCAGGCCGCCTCGTTGCAGATCGCCGCGCACTGGCTGGCGGTTGGCCCGAGATCGCGGTCGTGGGTGTACTTCTTTCGAACGTCCGCCACCGTCTCCTGAATCGTCGCCATGTCACTTCTCCTTCGGCGGACGACCGTTCCACCAGCGCCCGCACGTTGCACACTCCCAGCGCCGGAGCGCCGGATCGTACTCGATCTGTGCTGTCTCGCCGCAGTGCGGGCACCTCATCTACTTCTCGCGGCCGATACAGCGGTTCCAGGCTTCTTCCGGGTTTGGATTCCTACGCGCGTTGTTGAGGCATTCCGCGAGCACGATGCGGTTCGTTTCCTTCGCGGCGGCTAGGATCTGCGCGTCCAGCATCTCGTCCCGCTGGTAGTGCTTCACTCCTTCGTCCCGCATCTCTTCTATGAGCTTGGCGTGCGCGTCGAGGCGCGTGATGAGGTGCGTACGGTCGGACCAGACCATGTAGCCCGCAAGGGACCACGCCGCGCCAACCGCCGCGACGAACCGCATCCATGCCGGCAGCCCGCGCGTGCCGTTCCCGCCGTTCTCGATGTCGTTCGCCATCATCAGACTCCTCGCCGCCAGCGCCGATCCGGTCGGAGGATCGAAACGAAACATGGGATTCTCGTCACCTGGTCGCTGTGATGCCGACCGCGTGAGACGGGCTGCTCGAGAGAGTCAGCAAGGGTCGATCGAGCCCAGCCCGACGCGCGAGGCCTTCGAGGCCATCGGGCTGGAGGTTGTCGCTGTAGGCATACAACAGGAGCGTGCGCCACGGCGCGAGGCAGTGTTCGCGCACCACTGCGGCGCGCTCCGGCGGCAGCTCGAGGAGCCGCCCCGGCATCAACAGTACTGTGTCGGGGCTCCACTCGGCCCACGGCACATGTCCGATGTCGCCCGTCATCCACTCCCCGCCAGCGAGTCGGATGATGTCAGGCTCGCGCTCCACACCCAGCGTCTCGATGGCGCCGACATCCCGCAGGATGCGGTCGAGGAGCATCCCGTTTCCGGCCCCCAGGTCGACGACGCGAGATTGACCCGGCACGAGGCGGCCCCGCAGGGCGGCGACAATCGCGCGGTGGGCAGCCCGCATCGGCCCGGGGGCCGAAAACCCGTTCTCCGTCCACCACCTGGCATCCGCCGGTCGGTACGCGCCATCGCGGGCCAGCCGGTCAGTGTGCAGGGTGTGGTCAGTGCGCGTCGAGATCCGCATGGCCGGCGTCGAGATCCACGCGATGCCGTGCAGCCGGCTCCACTCCATCGGCCAGGCCAGCATCTCGACCGCCTCGTCCGTTTCCCACCGATAGCCCAGTCGCCTTGCCGCCTTGAGCGCGTCAGAGGCGAGCGCCTTCGACATCATGCAGGCGGAATCGCAGGGAAGATGTGGGACGAGGCGGACGCCAGCCCATCGCAACCAGATGTTGATGAGGGGTGGCCCAGACGCGCCGGCTTCGAAGGTGCTGTCGACTTGGCCCTTGCCCCATGTCTGACAGAACGCCCCGCGACAGCACACGGGGTAGCCCAGGAGTTGCCCGACCTTGCCGTCGTCGCGCACCGCGAGGGCGTTGAGTAGGGCCCGCGCGTTCTCCGGCGCAGCGACGATGACCCGGTATTGCCAAGGCCCGCCAGGCACGAGCGCGCCCTCGCAGGACGTGTAAGGCTGCGCTGACACGGGCACCTGGCGCGGCACCACGGCGAGCCCGTGCCGCACGCCCCACTCCGCCAGCGCCGGGAGCTCGTCGGGCGAGCAGTGCTGGTACGCCGCCTGGCGCACACCATCCACCACCAGTTGGCGCTCGACCTCGAGCCAGGCGCGCCCCCAATCCTGCCGCACCGCTTCCCACCAGGCGCGAGACGCCTGGTCGCGATACGCGATGCGCGTGAAGTCAGGCAGCTGTGGGCTCATCGGCCGGAATCTCCATGACTGTCACCGTGCGGCGAGTCCCCGTGCCCAGAGTCCCCGTGGCGCGGACGGGTGTGGTCGGTGTGATCGCCGTGGCCGTCGCCGTGGCCGCCATCCCGCGGTGCCCGTCGTGTGCCGCAGCTCGAGCCCAGCACCGCGTCTGATAGGCGGGGCGTGTCGCCGCGCGCCCACGCTTCGTGCATGTACCGTTCGTAGAGCGCCCGGTGCGGATGCTGAGTCACCGGCACGATGCCGGCGCGGCGGAGCCGCCGCTCGCCCTCCGCGTAGAGGTGTTTCCACACCGCGCAGTACGCGTCTTTGTTGCGCCAGTCACCGTCGATGGCCCCGCCAGGGCACGCCCCGGTGCAACAGATCCAGTAGGGGCAGCCTTGGCAGCCGCCGTGATCTTGCGGGGTGACTTCCAGCGCGAGCTGCCGCTCGTAGGAGTGGCCGTCGGCGGGGGTCCACGGTCCACCCGTGAGGACGCGTCCGCACATCGAGGGTTCGCCGTCAGGCTCGATGCCGTTGCAGCTGGGCGTATTCCATGGGTCACAAGACCGATGGTGGCACAGCACATGATCGTCTTGACCCTGCAGGACGCGCAGCACATCGCTGAAGATCGACAGCGTGAGGTCGGGGCTCTCGTCCTGTAGGGCCCAGAGCGCGTCAAGCACCGACATCAGATCCGAGTCTGGCAAGACAAGCTCAGGGGGGCCGTGCCGCTCAAGTAGGTGCGGGTTGATATGTCGGATGCCGCGATGGCGGAGGCCACGAACCCACTCGAGGAACCGCGCCACGCGCTCGCTGGTCCCCACGTTCGCCGCAGAGAGCGTGATGATGAACGAGGGCACCACGCCAGCCTCAAGGAGCGCATCGATCGCCGCCTCGGTCTTTGCCGTCTGCTGCACGCCACATCGGGCGGCGTTGAGGTCGCCAGGGCCGTCGATGCTGACACCTACCCCGACGCAGTACCGCTGGAAGAGCACGATGTGCGCGGGCGTGATCAAGGTGCCGTTGGTCTGGATGCCGGAGTGCCCGAACTTCTGGTGACCGTACGCGAAGAACTCCTCGAGCTCAGCCAGCGACGAGAGCAACGGCTCGCCGCCAAACAGATGGAAGCTCCCGCCCAACCGGTCGATCTGCCGGAACATCGCGGCCTTGTCGAGCGGGATGCGCTCCCGGCGGTCGTGCTGTTCATAGCAGTACGCGCAGGCGAGGTTACATCGATGCCCGACGAGTTTGATCTCGACTGTCATCTACGCTCCTATCAGGCTGGGGTTCGCTACGGCCTCGGCATCGGCGTGGTCGATGTCGGCGTGATCCGTGTCAGCGTGCGTATTCGCGTGGTCGGCATCGGAGTGGGCAGAGTCGGTGTGGGGCACAAGGTCGCCGTGCGCGTCAGAGTGGGTGTTCTGATGGTCGATATCTCCATGCGCTTCGTCCTGGTACAGCTGGTCTTGGTGCAGCGTATCTGCGTGGGTGTTCGAATGCGCGTCGGTGTGCACGTTCAGGTGGTCGCTGTCGAGGTGCTCCTGGTCCACATGGGTCACGTCCCCGTGCGTGTTCTGGTGCAGCGTATCAGTGTGGGTGTTGAGGTGCGGCCAGTTTTCGTGGGATACGTCGTCGTGATCAGTGTAGGTGTCGGACCAGTCATCATGGGTGTTCAGGTGGTCGCTGTCGAGGTGGCCGACGCCCTGGTTGGTATGCTCGTCCTGGTGACCGGAGTCCTCATGGGAGTCCGTCCAGTCGGTGTAGTCCGCGTAGTTCCCATGGAGGACATCCTCGTGGATGTTGGTGTGCCCATCGAGGTGATCGGTGTGGTCCGTATAGAGCTTCCCCCCGCCCAGATCGATGTAGCCCACGTTCGCCCAGTCTCCGTACGTGTCCTGATGCTCAAACACCGGAGGCGTGTCGGTGTGCGTGTTCGTATGGGTGTCGGTGTGGTCGCGGTCAGCGTGGGGGACATTGGTGTGCACCGCATCCGTCCACGCGCTATACGTGTCAGCGTGGAGGACGTTGGCATGGCTCTGGTCCTGGTGCTGCGTGTCGACGTGTTCGGCATCCGTGTGGCTGGCATCACTATGGGCGTCGCTGTAGATGTCTCCATGTTCGATGTCAGCGTGCGCGACGTTTCCATGGGTATTCTCATGGACGTTATCTTGATGGTCGACGTTGCCGTGCGCCACATCCTGGTGACCCCAGAACTCCTCGTGGTCGCTCTCCGCCAGCCAGTGCAGCTGCGCGCCCTCGATCCAGAGGGATCCCGCCGCGCCCGCTGGGGTGCCCAGCGAGGGGCCGTAGGCTCTGTATTCGTTTGAGGCGCTCTCGTTGATCCAGTGGAGGTAGTCGCCCTCGATCCAGAGGCTCCCCGGGGCCGCCGTCGCGACCGCCGCAGCGACCCATTCCCCAGCCAGTCGCCACTCGATGCGGGAGGCGTCGATGTAGTGGAGGTTGTTCCCCTCCACCCAAAGGGAGCCGGGGCGTTTCGCCACTTAGATCTCCGCGTACTTGTCCGCACCAACAGGAATCACAAGGCGGTTGCCCGCGTTGGACAGCCGCACGATCGGCGACCGCGCAAACTGCGTCGCCGACGTGGCCATCAGCATGTCTCCCGCCGCTTGCCCGACCAACGCCAGGCCCCCGGCGCGCACGGCCGCGATCTCGACGTTCGTCGGCTGCACCACGAGGCTCGAACTCAAGTCCGCGACGCCCACCAGCCGCCGATACGTGGGCGCGGTCGACGTGATGGCCCCCACCGTCGCGGAGACATAATACGCCACCCCGGGACTCAGTCCAACAAACCCCGTGACACGCCCTTGGAGCCGAACGGCCCCCGTCGCTGCAGAGGCGATAGCCGTCGGCGCCAGGCCCACCATCCCCGCCTCGCTCGAGCTCGCCAGCACATCCGCATCGGCACGGTACCACCGCCCCGCCGTCGTGCCGCCCGCCCCCGCACTGAGATAGACGACATCGCGCGCGGCGATGGCCTCACCGGCAATTCCCTCGATGTCCACGTTCGCGTCCCACGAGGCCGGCGCGATCAGGTTGTCTTGCGTCCGCAACACCACATCGTTGGCGTTCGCGAAGATGAGCTTGTAGCTGGTCGGGAGCCAGAACATGACGCACCGGCCGGCGGCGTCGCAGATCACGGGGTTCGGGTTCGGGATCGTCCCCGCCGCATCTGAGTACGTCGGCAACGCGTTGGCGGGCCAGGTGCCGCCCGCCGACAGCGTGTAGATACGCGCCCCAGCGATCGTGTTGCCGTTGCTGTCAAGCGCCGTGAACCACGGCGAGGGGGCGACCATGAGCTGCATCAGCGTCCTCCTTCAGCTGCCGGCTCCGCAGCCCGCGTAAGCCGGGGTTTCGTCACCCACCCGTGCATCGTCGAGGGCACCTTCACCAGCAACCCCGGGCTGACCGGCGGGTGCCGCTCGGGCAACGACGCCTCGCCGTTGGCGTAGCGAGCCATGTCGATCACGGCATCGTACAGGCGGTCGTAGATCTCGCGCTTCTCAGCAGGCGTGAGGTCAAACCGCTGGCGCACGAGGCGGATCTGCTGGGTCACGAGCCGAATCTGAGCATCCGCCCGACGCAGCCCGCTCAATTCCTGCGCGGCCTTGGCGTTCTTGGTGAGAAGGGCTTGTGCCTTGGGAATCTGGCCCTCCCGCACATACCGATTGACCATGCGCGAGTACTGCTCGAGCGACGCCTTCCGCTGCCGGAACCGTTCCAGGCTGGTCGCCTGTCCCGTCGCCTTCTGCCCGACAAACGCGCCGATGCCAGGCACGTCACGGAGCCCGCGCGAGGCCGACGGCGGCGCCCAGCCCGCCTTTTCCTCCGCCTTCGAGACGAGGCTGGAGATGAATTGGCCGGTCGCCGAGGTGTAGCCGTAGATGATGTGGTCGAGCATCGCCGGCGCCAACCCGATGGCCGGTCCAACCTGCTTCGAGAATGTCGAGGTCCACTGTGAGTACTGCTGCTCCAGCGGGAGGTCGAGGTCGAACGGGCTGACAATCGGCCGCTTGCGGAACGTGTCGTAGTTCGCCGCCGCTTCCAGCACCGGCAAGACGGCTGTTGGAGCCAGCGCCAGGAACGCCTTGAGGAGGTCCGCGTCGCCGACGCCGGCAAACGGCAACCGCTGGATCGCTTCGGGGTCGTTGTCGACCGCCCAATCCAGGTAGGTTTCGAGCACGTTGCCGATATCGCCCACATCGAAGGGTCGAGGGATGCGGACCCACCCGCCTCGCCCATTCGGGATGTGCCAGAAGGCCGCGCGCTCCCATCCCGCCAGCTCGCGGTATTCGGGATCTTCGCGGTTCAGGAGCCACAACAACAGCCCCGGCAGGAGCCCATAGAGGAACGCCTTGAAGGCGTAGGCCGCGCGCTTGTCGGGGTCGCCCAACTCGGTGGCGATGCGCGTCCACCCGCCGATCCTCGCGCCGAGGAAGGCTTCGTAGCGGTTGTAGCGCCGCACGACAGACCCCATCTTGGCGAAGTCCTGCGTGGACTCACGCGCGGTAAACGCGGCGCGGGCTTCCCGCTCGGCCCCACCGATGCCCTGCGCGGCCAGCTTCTTCTCGGTTTCGCGGAAAGCCTGGAGGCGCGTGGCGTTGTCGCTCAGCTCGGCCAGGGCCCGCAGCCCCTCGAACGGATTGAACACGGTCTTGTCGAGGGTGCGGCGGAGGCGGCCGTGCTGGAACTTCTTGATTTCGTTCTTCGCGTAGTCCCGGTCGACCGCAACGATGCTCGCCTGGGCCGCCTTTGCGGCACGGAACCGCTGCCAGGACTCATCGTTCTTGATGATCAGGCCCGCCGCCGCCAGCGTCTTCAGGAACGAGTGATGATAGGCGGCCTTCGTTTTGGCGTCGATGGTGTCGCGGATCGGGTTCCGCATCGCGAAGGACAGCGTTGAGGTCGCCGCGCGGCGCAGCAACGATGCCGCGCCCACCGCGAACTTGGTGATCCAGTTCCGCGGCTGCTGCGGCTGCGCGTTGACGAGCAGCTCCCAGATCGCGTCATCGTGGACTTCGTACCATTCCCGCTTGCCGTCACGCAGGACCGTCACAATACGGGCGTCGCCCTGCGCGATGATAGCCGGCGTGAACACCGTGACCAGCGCATCGAACTCGATGTCGTTGGGAATCTCCTCGCCGACCGTAACCCCGTTCGCCGCGAGCACCGCGAGGATGGCCGACCGGACCCGATCCAGGTTGAACCGCGTCGCCACCTGTTTCATGCTGACCCGCTCGAGGAAGCGCGCGCCGCCCTCGTCGTGGATCAGGTCCACCAGTTTCAGCCTGGCGGTGTTTTCCTCGACCGTCCGCACGAAGGTAAACGTGTTCTTGATGGAGGTCACGATCGGGTCGACGATCCGGCGGGCGCTACCCGTGCGGGCCTTGATGGCCTGCGGCGTGTTCTGCTTCTTCGTCCCAGGCCCCCGGAAGGCCGCGTCGGCCGCGTCCATGACCCGCTCCCACGGCACGTAGCGGGTATTGCGCGCCCGCATCGCTTCCGCCGAGTCACGCGACAGGTAGTCGTGCTCCACCGCCCACTGGAGCAGCGTGTCCCAGTAGGCCGTCACCCGCTCGGCCGCGGTGACGAATCGCTCCGGCACCTCGGCCGCCATTGCAGCCTCGACCGTCGATGGTCGGATCCCCGTCTCGAGGCCCTGTTCGTGGTACTCCTGCGCACGGCGCGCCACGAGATAGGCCACGAACGGTCTGTAGTCCTTTCGGTTGAGCACCTCCCTGACGGCCGTGAGGAACCCCGGCCCCATGATGGTGCCGTCCGCGCGCCGAATATGGTCTTCGAGAAAGGTTTGCGCCTCGCCCGAAGTGCCGGCCAACGTGCGGAACGCCACGTAGGCGCTGCTGCCGTAGTCCTTGACCGGCAACCCCTTCTCCATCGCCTGTTCCACGCGCAGGATCGGCAGGTTGTCGTCGTTCAGCGCGTCGTTGAGCTTCTGGAGGGCATCCCTGGGGTCTGACGTGGTGCCCAGCACCCAGTCGCGGAAGCGGCTCCACCGGCCAGGCTCGCCGTTCCAGTCGATGCGCTCCTCGAGCTCCTGTTCCGGCGTCATCGCCAGAAGGCCCTGAATCTGGGCCTGCTGCTCGCGGAAGAAGGCCCCGAGGGCCTTGTCCGAGTTGAGATACGCCTCGAACAGGGCGGTAAACGCCGGGGCCTGCGTCGCCGCGGCCTCGGGCTCGGTGAACCAGAGGCGGAGGTATTCGGCCGCGCCTTCCTTCCGCTTGTACTGGCGGTCTTTCAGCTTGCTCGGCGGCGTCGTCACCTCGCCGAGGGCTTCGAGCTCGACGGCCACCGCCCGGTTGGCGCCCGCGGCGCGCGCCGGCCGGATCTGCATCACGGCCTTGTCGACGTGGTGTCCCAGCTCGTGCAGGATGACCTGGAGATCCTTCGACACCTTCGTACGAATCGCCCACACATCCGGCTTGTAGATGCCGCCGGCGCGCTGCTGGAACCGCCGCACGCTCATGGGCACGTCGGCAAAGAACTTCTGGAACGCGGCCAGGATCTCGTCCCGGTTCATCTGGGGCCCCGCCGGCCCGGGGGCGGAGGCACGCGTCGGCAACGCTGACCGGGCTGGCAAGGGCATCATGTGGCGCCGCGGGGCCCCGCCGCCCATCGGCATCGCGTCCTCGTCGTCCTCGTCGCTCGGGGGTTCCTCGGCTGCTGGCTCCCGACCCGGCGTCTCAGGCGCTTCGTCCTGCCCAACCGACACGCGCAGCCGGCGCACCTCAGCCTCCAGGGCCTCGAGCTCCGCATCTTGGCCGAACTGCTTACCGAGCACTTCGAGGTGGCCCTTACGGTCCTCAGCCCACTGCGCCAGGCTCTTGCGGGAGAACCCGCCGAGCTTCTCCAGGGCCTCTCGCTTGGTGTGCGCGTCGAGGCTCCGGCGGTAGTCGGGCGGCACCTTCTCATCCCACTCGGGCAGCGAGGCGAACGGCAGCACCGTGCGGAGCGGCCCCCGGCGCTTCTCGCCGATCGTCGTGTCGTTCGAGAGGAACAGCTGCGGCGCCTGGATCTGAATCCGGTCGGTGGTCGGTTCGCCGTTGACGACCTTGAACTCGTCGCGGCCGTAGGCCTGGATGACCAGCACATAGGGGCCGACGCGGCCCACGACCACGGGATCGCTTCGATAGCTGGCGTAGCCGCTCTGCAGGATCGCCTCGAGCTTGGCCTGGAACGCCTTGCGCGCGTCCGTATCCTTCAGGTCGAAGGTCAGCGGCGTGTCCAGTTCCTCTAGGTAGAACCGTGACGGGTTGTGCGTGATGATGGCCGTCGGCTTCTTGGCCCACTCGTCCAGCACCGCGAGGTCCGCGTCGTTCTGCGCGATGCGCTCCTCGTCGCGCTTGGCCTCGGCGTCGCCGGAGTCGATCGCCCGACGGGCCTTGCGCTGCCGCTGCAGAAAGTTGACCCGCCGGCCGCGAAGCGACCTCAGCTCCCGGTCCTTGTGGACGAGCGTGAGGGCGTCGGGATTGCCGCTCGCCAGCGCCGCGGCCGTCTTCTGATCCATCTGCGCCGGGTCGAGGTCTTCCATGCTGTCGAGCTCGCCGCGATAGAACTTCGTCAGAAAGTCCTGTTTGGTGGCCAGAAGGCCCCAGCGGTATTCCTCGAACGAGCCCTTCGTGACGTACCGGACGATCTCGACCTCCTTGTTGGTGTTGCCCTGCCGGATGCCCCGCGCTTCCTGCTGCTCCAGCCAGTCTGGCCGCCAGGGCGCGTCGAGCTCATGCACCGCCACCACGCGGGTCTGCACGTTCATGCCCGTGCCCATCTTGGCGCCCGTGCCGATGAGCACCCGGACGCGACCTTCGCGCACCGCCCGGAAGAGCCGGATCTTGTCGCCTGGCTCGGGCGCCTGGTGAATGAACGCGATTTCCTGGGGCTTGATGCCCTTGGCGATGAGCTTCCGTTTCAGATCCTTGTAGAGGTCACGGCCGGTTTCGAGCGAGGCGACGGCGTCGAGCACGGTCTGTTCCTCTTCCTCGTCCGTCACGATCTCGCCCTGATCCTCGTCGACTACCATCTTGTCGGCGTCGTCGAACGCCTCGACTCTTTGCCCTCCGAGGTTGAGCGGTTCCACCGTGCGCGGAGCCCCGGCGTTGAGGAAGACGAGCTGCGTGCCCAGGTCGTCCTGGGACGCCCGGTAGATGTCCGCGATCTTGTCAGCCGCCGCCACCAGCCGGCCCTGCGGGTTCTCCGGCGCCTCCGGGTCAATGAGGCGCATGTCGATCGCTTCGAGGCTGGCCTGCGTGTAGATCTTGAGGTGGTTGTCGTCCTTCGGGTCGACCTTCCCACCCTTCAGGGCCTCCAGGCGATCCCGAATCTCGGCCATGAACTCTTCGTGTCCGGGCGGCGGGGGCGTGGTGATGACCGTCGGGCGGCCGTTCTTGATCGCCGGCAGCGTCACCACGGGCGTCCCGTCGGGGTTCTTCGCCTCAATGAGTTGCTGCGTCGTGAAGACATCCGCGAAGCGCCAGAAGAGGCCCGTGAGCTCGCGCAGGTTCACCCAGTACCGCAACCGTGTCCGCTCCTTGTAGCCGCCCCCCGGCTTCGGCTCGCTCTCCGGCGCGGCCACCGCGAAGGCATTGGCCCAGGCGTCGAACCCGGCCATCCCGACATCAGCGAGCTGCGGTTGCGCGAGATAGCGGAAGACGGTGTAGACCTCGCTCATGGTGTTCGTGACCGGCGTGCCCGTCATGAACACGAGATTACGACTCTTCGACTGCTCGTTCAGGTAGCGGGCCTTCAAGAACATATCCATCGACCGTGCGGCGTCGCTGCCCTTGAGCCCGACGATGTCGTTCTTCCCGGTCGAGAAGTAGAGGTTCTTGAACATGTGGGCTTCGTCGACAATCAGCCCATCCACGCCGAGCTCCTCGAAGGTGACCGGCGAGCTCTTCTTCTGCTGGTCGAGGCGCTTCCGCAGCCGCGCCCGCAGATTCAGGATGGCGCGGACGATGTCCTTCACGCTGGCCGTCGTGCCACGCCCGAACAGCCCTTTCTTCCCAGCCTCCTTCGCGTCGACCTGATCCTTGAAGTCCTCCCGCGACACGTCCGCCTGTTCGGCGCCGTTGGCGATGAGTTCGTCTTCCTGCTGCTGAATGAACGCCTTGAGCGTCGCCAGCTTGACGGAAATCCGCAGGTACTGTGACTGCGCCATCACGATCGCGTCCCAGTCCTGGTTGGTGATACGGGCGATGAGCTCCTGGCGCCGGTCTTTCTGGAAATCGCTCTCATCGGGCACCAGCACGCGGGCGCCGGGGTAGACGTACTGGAAGTCTGCCCGCCACTGTTCAACCAGGTGGTTCGGGACCACGATCATCGGCTTGCGGGCGAGCCCGAGGCGCTTCCATTCTCCGGCAATCGCGATGCCGGCGAACGTCTTGCCGGCGCCCACCGCGTGGGCGATCATCGTGTTTCCGCCCTGGAGCGTGCGCCAGACCACGTTCTTCTGCCACGGGTGCCACCGCAGCTCGGGGTTGGCCCCGACGATCAGTATCCGCGAGCCGTCGAACTTCCTGGGCACCTCGCGATTCAGCAGGGCGTTGTAGATGTTCGTCAGCGTCTCGGCGGCCTTGTCGTTGTTCTTCCACCACAAGGCCCACTGTTCGCGGAGCTGCTTCAAGGACTCCCGGTACTGGTCGGTTTTCTCCTGGCTGAAGATCTTGATCGTCTCGCCATCGACCTTTTCCTCGTTGTAGATGCGCGGGAGCCTGTTGTTCAACGCCTCGTAGGCCCACTCGACGAAGTTCGTCCCTTCGGGCATGAACTCATGCGTCCCCCCGAAGCCGTCGACGTGGAACTCCGTCCGATGCTCGTTGTTCGAGAGCTTCACGGTGAGGCTGCTCGTGTTTCCCACGGCACGCAAGAAGGACTCATAGATGTCGTCGGGCACCCACGTCGCCCCGAACGGCGCCTCGAAGGTTTCCGGCGTCTTCGGCGCCGGCTGGACCTTCTCTAGGGCCTCGACGTTCGGCTTGAACGCGGGGTCGAGCTCGGCCGCGAACTGCGCCTGCTCCAGCTTCGTAACCACGTCCCCGGAGAGATATTCCTCGCGCGTGACCCAGACCTTCGTTTTCGGCTCGAAGAAGAGCTCGCCGGTGAGGCCCTTGGTCACGGCATCGGGCGTGCTCTCGAGCAAGCCGGCCATGTATTCGAGGTCGACGTGCCCCTTCCAGGCCAGGCTTTGCACGAGGGCGTCTTGTGGCGAGGCGGCCTTCGTGGGCTCCTCGACCTTGTCCACGACGCGCTTCGAGAAGATGTCGGCGAGGCCGATGAAGTCGACGACGCGCTTCTTCCGCCCGCTGGCGTCCTTCTCGCTGTAGGTTTCCGTGACCTCCAGCGTGATGATGCGCGACGCGTTCGGGTCGGCCTTGATCGCCCGCTTGTTCTCGGTCAGCGCGATACGCCCGAACCCGGCCACGAACGCCTCGTAGGTCTTGCGGAGCTCGGCCTGCGCGGCCTTCAGCGTGGCATCGTCCTGTCCGGTGGTCATCGCGTCGAGGACGACCTGGTAGGCGTCGCGCAGCGGGATGAACGCCTTGACGCGCGCAGCGGTCTTGCCGGTCAGCGGCACCCGCTCGGTCGTCCCGTTGTTGTAGACGGCGATGTGCTTACCGTCCATGACGTAGGAGCCGTTCTTCGAGTCGAGCGGAACGTCCTTCGCGAACTTCCGCCGGTCAGGCCGCAGCGTGGCCTTGTAGGTGTTCTTCGGGAAGCTGTCCACGACGCGCGCCAGGTCGTCAGGCGTCATCACCCCGGTGACGTTGTAGCCGGTCGCGCGGTAGTTCATCTTCCCGCTGCGGTCCTCCTCGCCAAGGATGTTCTCAGGATGCGCGACGAAGTACTCGTTCGTGTGGATGAACTCGTCGCGGCCTTTGTCCTCGTTCCACTCCTTACCCAGATCCTCGCGCTTGACCGACTCGATCCACCCCGGGATGCCCTGCGCGAGCGTGGCGCCAGGCTCCTTCTTCTGGAGCACGATCACGTCCGTCACGACCTCGGTGCCCGCGGTTGTCTTGAACGCGGACGAGGGCATCCTGAACGCGCCCAGGAAATGCGCGCGGTCAGCGATGTAGGCTCGTACGGAGTCGTTCTGGCTATCCATCGTGTAGCGCGACGTGACGAAGATCACGAGCCCGCCAGGTCGAACGGCGTCAAGAGCCTTGCCGAAGTAGTAGTTGTGAATCGACCGCGTCATCAGCGCGCGCGCGGGCGACACGAAGGCCGGGTCGAACACCTCAACCTTGCCGAACGGCACGTTCGAGATCACGAAGTCGTAGAACTCGTCGGGCACGCGGGCCTCTTCCAGGGGGCTGGCCTGGACGATGGCGCCCTGGTAGAGCTGCTGCGCGATGGCCGCGGCGACCGGCTCCTTGTCGACGCCGAAGAGGACCGTCCGCGGGTGTTCCACGATGGCGGGCGGCATGGTCCCGAAGAAGTGGCCGGTCCCGATGGCCGGCTCGAGGATGCGCCCGCCCTTGAACCCCAACCGCTCGGCCAGGCTCCACAGCGCCCGCGGAATGTCGGAGAACGAGTAGTGCGCGTTGATGACCGATTCGCCGAGATCCTTGAGCTCCGCTGGCGTGAGCAGCCGTTCGAGCTCTTCGCGGGCCTTGCCGAGCCGGGGGTCTTTCCCGGCAAGGTCGGCCGCCTTCTTCGAGGCGACGACCGGGGCGAGGTTGGTGTGCCCCCAGCCGATGTACTTGGCGAGGACGGCCTGCTCGTCGGCGGTCGCGGGGCGCTTCTGCGCGTCGAGTTGCTTGAGCAACCGGAGCGCCGCCATGTTGTTTTCGAGTTTGCCGATCCAGCTTCCGCCGGTGGTCAGCTCTTCGACATCGCTGATACGGAAGTGCTTGGGCCGCTCGCCGCGCGCGTGGGCGGTGACCACGTTCGGATCGTCGACATCGTCGGCGGTGTCCACATCGCTGGCATCACCAGCTCGCTCACCTGGGCTGGGCTGGCGCCCTCCCCCAACATCAGCGCCTCCTCGCCGAGGGCCGCGTCGACCGCCTCGCGGACGGCCTGCTCCACCTTCAGCTTGCCCTCCGGCTGCTGGTGCAGCTTCCGCAGCGGCGGGCTGTTCGCCAGCCACACCTTCAGCACCTTCAGCTCGAGGCCCTCCAGGGGGTTGACCGGTGACACCGGCTTCGACGGCTGGCCTTCCTCGTACACCCGCTCCCGTGGTAGACGCTGCATCGGTGCCTTCTTCCTGTACTGTCGGCTCCGCCGGCAGGGTTGTCAAGACCTGGTGCGTGGACACCTCCTCGGCCTCGGGGTGGAGCAGGCTCCAGCCGGCGTCGAGGTAGATGGCCATCCGTTCCACGGTCGGTCGGCCCAGCTGGTCGATCGCCTGCCGAACGGCCTCCCCGAACTCGTTGATGCCCTTGCGCGCGTAGACGCCCAGCAATTGCACGGCGAGCCCCGCCATCTCGGGGTCGATGCCGACGTTGAGCTGGTTCATCTTGGCGCGGATCTTCGCCAGGATGGCGGCTTCCTCGGCGTCGAGGGCGGCCTTGGTCGCCTCGTACTTCGTCGGAGCGGCCTTCGTCTGAGCCGTGGTCGGCGGCTTGAACTCGGCCGGCTTGGCGGGTTCCTCCGCCTTCTCGAAGTCGATGCGCTGCTGCCCCGCGGCCTCGAGGGCGTCCCGGCGCAGCCTGGTGATGGCTCGGTCGAGCTCGGTGCTCGGCTCCAGCTCGACGCCGAGGTGACCCTCGAGGAGCGCCGAGGCGAAGCTGAGCTCGTCCTGCGTCATCACGTCCACCGCGGCGTGGTAGGCGCGGACGTACGAGTGCCCGAGCACGTCGATGATGATCTGGCCCTCGGCCTCAAGCAGCTCGCGGCCCTTCTGGCTGGTCGCGTCGGCGTTCTTGTCCCAGGACTCGATGTGCGTCAGGAGGTCGTGCAGGGCCTCATTGGTGGCGCTGTCGTAGACGAGCGTGTTCTCGCGCCAGCCGAGCTCGGCCTCCATGGAAGCGAGGTCGTCCTGCTCGTACTTGGTCAGCCCAACATTCGTCTGCGAGTTCAAGAGTCCCTTGATGTCATCCTCGAGGCCCTTGTCGCTCGTCTCGAAGTGCTCGAAGTTCGGTCGGGTGGAGGCGGGGGAGGGGACGTGCTTGGCCACCGGGGCCTTGGACTCTTCCTCTTCCCGGCTTACCGTCGGTTCGATGCGCTCGAGGCCCGAGAGGTTTGTCCACTTCCCGTAGGTCTTCGTCGAGTCGAGCATGAGCCGGGCCGCTGGCGGGTCTTCGGTGCGGATCTGCGTGATGATGCCGCTTCCCTCGAACCCGGTGACATGGTCCCCGACCTTGAACCCGCCGACCTCCGTAACCTCCGTCTTCACGCCCTCGCGGGTCGGGATAATCGTCGCCTTCGTGAAGGTGACCGCTGGCGCCTCGGCCTTCGTTTCCTGGCGCGTAACGTCGCGGGCATCCACCCCCATCGCCAGCCCGTCGGCGTCCCTCAGTGTGAGCAGGTCGCCCCTTCTAGCCGGCTTACCAACCGTGTAGGGTTTCCCGTTGTAGGTGACGGCATCGCCAGGCTCGAACTGGTCAGCCGCAGCCCCCTTGCTGATGATCTGGTCGATGGCAGGGCCGCGTTCTACCGGCGCCGTCTCCGTCTTCCTCGGCCGCTGCACGCCCGTCACGTTGTAGACCGTGTCCTCCACGCCAGGGCCAGGCTTGTGATACCAGACCTTCGACGGCGGGCTCCAGCGCCAGCCGGCCTTCTTGAGGCCGTCGAGGACGTTCGGCGCCGGCTTGCCAGGGAACTTCAGCTCGTAGTTCCCGGCCACCGTGCGGCGGACGCCGGCCTTCGGCCCCTCGTACCAGGTGCCGTCCGAGGCCAACATGCCGGTCGACGTGGGCGGAGGGGCGGAAGAAGGAGCCGAGGGGGCTACTTCTTCCGTGACAGACGCCTCCGCGTTTGTGAGCTGGCCCGGGAGCAGCTCATAGAGCGCCTGTCCACCTGGACTGTTTCTCGTGTGTACGTCGCGGACGCGGACGCGGACCCACTTCCCGGCGACACCCACGACCTCGCCAGTGCGAGTGTAGGAGGCTTCGCCAGGCCGCTGGTCAATCACCGACTTGAACGTAACCCGCGTGCCAACTGCGAACTCAGCAGGCTTGACCGGCGCTGGCTCTTCGGCCTCGGCCACCTCCGCTGGCGCTTCGCCACCGACCACGCGGATCTGATGCGGTTTTGCCCGCATCGTTTCTCGATACGATCTGGCCCCTGGCGGCCACATGGGCTGCATCACCAGCGACGGGTGCTGGACCTTCGTGCGGCCCTCGGCGTCGGTGTCCTCGAGCACGTCGGTTTTCTTCCACTCGCCGTCGAAGTCGAGGACTTCAACCTCCTGGCCCTTCGTGAATCTCCCGGGTTCGCCGGCAGGAGTGGTCGGCTCGGCTACTTCTTCTGCGGCGGGGCCTTCGGCTTGACGTGCTGCGGGAGGTGCTTCGGGAGCTCGTACTCCCGGTCCCACCGCGCCGCGATCTTCGGGTGCTTCGCGTGCATCAGGCGGAGCTGCGCTAGGCTCTTGTACGGCATCGGGTTTCTCCTGCGGGACGACATCGGGCGGCAGCAGCCCCGCCTCCTGCATCCGGCGCTTCATCTCGGCCTTGGCGGCGGCCTTCTCCTCGGCGGTCGGGGGCTCGGCCGCCGGTGGGCCAGGCGTAGCAGCGACGGGCGGAGCGACCGCCGCGGAGGAGGGCGGCGGGGGTGGGCTCGGCGGCGCGGCCGCGGGGCCACGCGGAGGCTGCTGCTGGCGGCCAGCGGGCGGAACGTGCAGCTCCCGGCCGACCATCGGGACCGGCTCGGGACCGGGCTCTCGCGGGGGCCGTCCAGACGTGGCGAGCTCGGCAAGCCCTCTGACGGTCCCAGGAACGGCGAACGCCGCGGCCTCCACCACAAGCTGCCGGCCGAACTCGCGCATCGCCTGCGCCCGCGCAGACTCCCCATGGACCGTTTCTGCCGTCGGCTCGCCCGTGACCATGCGAAGCATCGCCGGCTGCGGCTGACCTGGCTCGCGCAGGTAGGGCTGGGCGGCGCGCATCACCTCGCCGACCCGCTCCTCGAACATCTCGCCGATGATGCCGTTCCAACCCGACTTCGTCCGCACCTGGTCGAAGAAGTCGCGGACGCCCCGATCCGGGTGCAGCTGCAGCCAGCGCGAGAGCACGGCCTCCTTGAGCGCCACGATGCGGTTGGCGACCGGGAGTTTGGCGAGCTTCCCGCCGACGCCTTCGACGAGGCCACCCGTGCGCTCCGAGAAGATTTCGACAAACTGGTCGGGGATGGCCTTCGCCAACGCCGGCACGAAGTCGTCGTCCCAGTCGCGGAGAGCGTCCGCGCCGCCGGCCGCCTCGTCCGTAGTCGGGGCCTGGCGCCGAGCCGCTTCGGCCAGGATGCGATGGGGGAGCACGGCCGTCTGCGCCAGGGCTCCCGCCGTGTAGCCGACCGCCTTGGTGGCAAACCGTTCTGCGGCCCGCTCAGCGGCCGTCGTGGCGCCAGACGTGGCGAGGCGCTTGACGACCGCCTCGGTGACGAGTGCCTTGGCGCCGGTGAAGAAGCCGCCGGTCGCCATGAACTCCACACCGAACGCCGGGATCTGGCTGGCGACGTTGGCGATATCGTAGAGGATCGACGTGCCACGCCGCCTGGCTTCCGCCTCCTTGGCGATGTAGTTGTCGAGCACCTGGTTGTCGGCTTCCGTGTTCTTTCCGTCCCGCACCCGTCGGGCTGCTCGGATGAGGTTGTAGCCCTCCGCGATCGCGGGAATGGACCCGATGAACGGCAGCTTCGACACGCCTTCCGCGCTGAGGCTGGTCCTGGGGAGTTCCACTTCGGGGTGCATCGCAAACGGCGCCTCGGAGGGCATACCGCCGGCGCCAGGCGTCGCCGTGGTAAGGCTCGCCAGGAAATCGGCCAATCCGAGCGGCCCTTCAAGGTCTGAGGGCGGCGGCGGGGCCTTCGGCTTAATCGTCGGCAGCTTGAGGGGCCCGACTCCAGGCGTCCGCTTCTCGGCAAACGACATCGGGCTCTGTTGCGCGGCGACAAGAGCCTGCTCCACGCCGGCCGCCATCGTCGGCGCGCCAACCCTCACGCCCATGATGATCGGCTCGAGCCCCGCGAACCGCGGCGGATTGAACGGCGTCGGCGTCCGCGTCGCCAACGCCGCGAGCGCCTCGTGCGTGGGCTTCCACACAGCGGGGGGCCCGACAGCGGTGGTCACCCCGTGGGCCACCATCGGCGTCGCCGGCCGCGGGGGCTCAGGCGTGGCCGCGAGCTCGGCGGCGGCCTCGGGCGACCATCCGACATCGAGAAGATCTTGGTAGTCGCCGCGGGGCAGGGCGGGGTGGCGCTCGCGCGTGCGGGTGCTGAACCCGCCGGCAAACTCATTCGGGTGTCCGCGGAGCTTGAAGTCCGACGGCAACCGCCCCGTGACCGGATCGGGCTGCGCGCCCGATTGCACGGCCAGCTCGGACAGATAGTACTGCGGCTCATGCGAGGGGATCGGCTCCATCCTCGGGATAGCCGGCGGCGACGGGACAGGCGGGGGCGTCAGTTCATGCGAGGGCTGCGGCGGAGGGATGTCGGCCATCGCCTCCCGCTGACGCAGGAACCCCATGGCGCCCCCTCGCCAATCGTCGACGGCCGGGGGCGGGGTGATAGCGTCCAGCGAGGCCGCCGTTGGGGCCCGCTGCTCGAGGAACTTCACGATGGAGTCGCGCCAGTCGGCCACGGGCTACCTCGCGAGAAGGCGTCGGAGTTCTGCCACTTTCTGGGTGTGCATCGGCGACCCCTGCTGCCCTTGCCGTTCGAGGCTGACGATCTCGTTCATCAGCCGTTCCGCCTGTGCACGGACCTGTTCGTCGGCCGCGGCGGCCATTGTCGGGGCGGGCAACGGCCCAGCCGGCGCCGCAGGCGCAGCCGGTGGCATCGGACCCGCTGGTGGCGGAGGCGGCGCAGCCGGAAGCGCAGCCTGGGGCATCGCAGAACTCGGCCGAGCCAATGAGGCCAGTCCTGGCGCGGCGCCGGCAGGATTCACGGGCGGCTTGAGTTCCGTCGTGCCCTTCACCGGGTTGCCGGCGAGGTCGTAGACGGGCGGCCGGATCGGCCAGTACACGTCCAGGGCCTTCTGGACCTCGATGCCGCTGAGATTCGGATGCGCAGCCTGCAGCTCAGGCATGGCCCGCGCGAGCTCGGATTCGGCCTGCTCCCGCGTGTAGCCGCTGTTCCTCATCTTGGTGAGGTAATGGTCGACGCCGGTGGGGAACTTCGGGTTGTCCTTGAAGGGCTCCTCGCCCTTCTCCGGCTTTTCCGGCGCCCGCTGCGAGGCGCTGAAGGCCGAAATCAACGCGGCGCTCTCCTTTGCGGTCTTCGGCGGCCCATGCTCCGCCACCCAGCCCGCGTGAAACACCGCGAACTCGTTGATCGCGGGCTTGGCTTCGTCCATCCACTGCAATGCCGCCCTCCGCTCCGTCTCGGTATTCACGGGGTCGAACGTCGGTGAAAACGCCTGGGCGAACACATCCTGGAGGCCACCCATCTTTGCGTACGGCTCGATCGCTTTTCGCCGTGCATCGAGGTCAGCCTGGTCCCTGATGGGGGTCTTCAAGACCCGCATCCCGGCACTAAAGACCGCCGGCAGCGAGGTCACCTGTCGGTAACCTCTGGCCTCTTTCCGCTCCTCCTCCTCTGCGCGTTCTCGGAGAAACTTGCCGGTCATCTCCGGCTCGACGGCCATGCCCTGGCGTCGCACCTCGTCAGGATCGTCCTCGCCGTAGATGCCGATGAGTGCACCGACCTGTTGCTTGTTCGACCGGTCGGTGGCGGCGTTCGTCCGTCGCGTGATCTCGTCAGCCTTGTCATCGAAGCCGTGGGTGGCGTAGACCTCCGCGCGTGCCGCGGGGGGGAGGTCGCGCGCCGTGACGGCCAGCGTATCCAGCAGCTTCGCCTTGTCCTCTTCCCGCATCAGGCGCGCTGTTTGGGCATCGGCGAGCTTGCGCCCCGACTCTCCGGCCTTGTACTTGATGAGGTCGCTCATCGTGTCCCCGGCCGTGTTAATGATGTTGCCCCACATCCAGGCGTTGGCTGCGCCCTCTTGCCGCATCCGATCTCCGGCGACAAGCCCCCGCCGCCGGATGAGGTCCGACATGCGCGCCGTCGAGGCGCTTGAGTCGTACGGGGGGCGTGCGTAAGGAATGTTGGCCATTATGCCTGTGCTCCCAATTCTGCCAGCCAGCGCCGACGTTCCTCGAACATCAACTCGCGCTTCCACAGATCCGACTCAGCCTCCACCGCCTTGCGGAACGCATCGTCGGTGCCGTAGACGACCTTGCGGAAGTCGTCGTCGTTCTTGTAGACGTACTCCTGCCAGTCGCGATCGAAGTTGAGCTCGGCGGCGCGCTGGCCGGCGTTGGTCTGCGTCTGCCAGCCCAGCAACCCCGGGGCGTACTCGGCCCCGCTGCCCTCGAAGGCCCGATCCCACACGTCCTTGTCAGCGCCCCAGTTCCGCTCCCAGGCTTCGCCCTTGCGTTTGTCGGCCGCCGCCCACTCCTGCGACGCCAGGCCCTGCCCGAACGCCGTGAGGTCGGCCATGTGGCCCCCGGTTCTCACGGTGCCTTTCGCCGCCGCGCCCATGTCCGCGGCACGCACGCCCTGGCTGAGCCGCCAGTCGTAGCCGGGGTCAGCGAGCAACTCCTCCTGCGTCAGCGGCGTATACCGCGCGGGCGGCGTCAGCGTCGGAGCCGTATAGGCTGGCGGCGCGACGTACGGCGGGGCCTGGAAGTTGCCAGCCGTGGTGGAGGGCCCCAGCGACTCTGGCAAGGACAGACCACCCCATGGCGCCGGGGTCGCCGCCGGTACTGGAGATGCTGGCGCTGGAGACGCCACAGCTGGCGCTGGAGACGCCACAGCTGCCGGTGTCGTGCCGGCGGGGACCGCAGATGCCGGCAACGTCGCGGCGACCTCCGGGGTCATCGCGGGCGCAGCCGCAGGGGCCACCCCGGGTGTCTGCAGTTGCTGGTCTGGCCCGATGTCGGTCGGATCCCAGACCAGCTGGCCCGCTCCGTTGTCCTTCCACCGGCCTGGTTGCCCCGGCACGTTCACTTGAGGGCCGGGGCCGGCGGGATGAGTACCGCCGGTCGGCAGAATACTCTGAGCCGCGTCCCCGCCAGGCGCACCGGGCGCACCGATCTTCCAGGCCTCAGCGACCTCGTCCTCGGTCAGGTCGCGGCCGAGCGCCTCGCTCAGACCGTCGTACGGATATCCGCTGGCCATGGTGCTACCTCTTCGTCAATGAGCTCATGGGCATCTGCGTCGCCCCCTGCGCCAGGAGCCTGTAGGCTTCAGGCGACATCGTCGCGTAGGGATCCAGAGGCGCGAAGGCGGGCGGGGGGCCGTAGTCGCGCGGGGTGTAGGTCGTCGGCGGGACGTTGGCCGCCGTGAATCCCGCGAACGCTGCAGGCGGCGTCACCGTGGAAGCCGGAGGTGCCACTTCGGGCTTATACCCGGGGCCTCCCGAGGGTTGCCAGCCCCAGCCCCTCCACCCCGCGCCCGCGCCGAGGCCGACATCGAACTGGTTGATGCCTTCGAACTTGGGGTCGATCTCGGTGCCGAGGTACAGCTGATCGCCCTTCGGACCCACCAGCGTGGCGTTCTTGAAGTAGCCCGACGGGTCCATCCGCAGCATCTGCAGCATCGCCTGTCGCTGCGCGGGGTCTGCTTGATTGAAGTTCGACGCGATCCTAGCAAACACGTACTTCGGACTCCGGTGCGACAAATCCGCGAGCTTCCCCGCATCGAAGCCCTCGAGCCGGCCTCGAGTACCCGTAGGCACATCGCGTGTGGCCATGCCCGACGACCCAGTGGCCAGCTGGTACTTGACCAGGTCAGCCCACCGCGCATCGCTGACCGCTTCGACCTTGCCCTTGCCGGCGAGCACGTAGACCTTCGCCGCTGACACTTCAGATGGTTGCAGCCAGCGGTAGTTCCCGTCCTCGTAGAGCATCGCCCCGCCCTTCTCGTTGGTATAGAGGGCGAGCGTCGCGGGCGCGGGGCCACCGCCACCGGTGATCGGATCGGCCTGGGGCGGCGTGTAGGGATAATCCCCCTGGTACGCCGAGGGAGCCGACGCGTCGACGAACTGGGTTGCCATTATGCCACCTGAGTCTTTCTCCGCCGCACGAGGGAGGCGAGCGAGGAGCCGAAGCCGGCGGACTTCATCAGAGTAGAGATGTCCGCTGGCGTCAGCGTTGGCGGCGGCGCGGCCAGGGTGTCGTACGCCGCCGTCGTCATCGTGGGCGGCACACTTCGATCCGCAGGCGGACCCGCGGCCTGCCCAGCCGGCGCGGGAGCCAACGTCGGGGGCAGGATGTTCGGGTCGGACAAGTACGGATGCTGGGGAGCGGCCGGGGCCGGGGCCGGGGCCGCAGCCACAGGCTCAGCGGTCGTCGGTGGCGGAGCCGCCGGGGCCGCGGCAGGCGCGGAGAGGCCAGCCAAGGTAGCCAGCTGCGCGAGGGCCCCGGCACCCGCCGCTCGGTACGGGGCCATCTGTCTCTCGCGGTTGGCGTACTTCTCCCGCGCGAAGCCGATGGTGTCTTCGCGGTTGAGGTCGAAACGACGCGTCTCTTCAGCCTGGCTTATTTCCCATTGGGTCTTGGCTTCTTCCTGCGCCCGCTCCCATTCGGCTTTACGTTCGGCCTCCTTCTCACGCTCGAACGCGAGCTGCTTGTCGAGGGCCGCTTCATCAGCTGCCGCGGCACGCTGGGACGCCCCCTTCTGGCTCTTCGAGGCAACGACCGTGGAGGCGGTCGTCGCCACCGCCGAGATGATGGCCGCCGCAACCATGTATGGCATGGGATCTTCTCCTAGTTCTCGCGCATCGGCAGCGCGTAACCGGTGCCAGGCACCGGGACACCACCGAGCTTGCGACAGAGCCCTTTGACCGCGTCTGTCGTGGCGGTCGTGAGCACCACGCGCACGCCCCAGTCAAACGCAATGCGTTGCATCCCGCGCACCAGGCGGCTGACCACACCGACCGCGTGCCGGTGTGATTCGGCAATCCAGACACACTCCCCGTGTACCACGCGTATCGCCACCCAGACGCCCACGATCTGCTCATCCTCCTCGACCACCAGCACGCGCGTATTCAGCGGGTCCAGCTGCGATCGGATCGGTCCCGCCTCGGTGGCGTCCAGGCGCGGCCATTCGTCGAACGGGAGGATGCGAGAGCGATAGCTCATGTCGCCACTCCCGGCAGCAGCTCGACGACGAGGTCGAGCGCGAACCGCATCGAGGTGCCACCCACGCTGCTGTAGGCCACCCCGTAGGTGATCGGGCCGTCCTTGTCGACACGCATGAGGACCGTGCCCGTTTGCACCGTCGCGGGCGTGTTCCCCGTCGCCGCGGGCCAGGTCTGACTACAGGCCACCCCGCTGTCAGTCCACCCCAGCGTCACCGCCGCGGAGCTGCTCGTCGAGGCGGCCCGCAAGATCCGCAGCGTGAACGTGACCCGGTACAGCGCCGCCGGGATGCCAGACACCGGCACAGCCGTCGGCGGGATGGCCGCTTCCGCCTGTACGCTGACGGTCTGCACACGACGCGTCGCGGCGTCTAGCTCAGACACCACCGCCTGGAGCCACGAAATCCAAGGCCGCGTGAGGAAGCCGACGCGCTCGACCGGATTGACAGACACCATCGCGTCGCGTGGCAGCCCGGACAGACGTTGTCGCAACATCACCCACCTCCGCGGATCATGATATTGCAACCGATGATGCGCCACGGCACCGGATCCGTGACGACGAACTCGCCGACGATGTCCTCGCCAGACCCGCAGGCCCACCACCGGACGCGCTTCTCGTACTCCCAGATTTGTCCGATGCTGCGCGCCCGCGCCGGCCCCCAGGTTTTCCCGCCGTTCTTCGAGATCCGCATCGACATCACGGGGTCACTGCCGACCCCGCTGTAGGTCGCCACGCCGGCCTCGAGGAACACCTCGACGGAATCGAGCACGACGGTGTCGTGGTCCCGCCAGACCGAGGGCGTGACGCGGACCCGTCGGATCGGGAGTCCGTCGACATCCAGACCGAACGCCTCGGACACCTCGTAGATGGTGCCCGTCGTGCTGTCGAGCGCCAGGTGCTGGCCGAACGCGTGCACATGGTAGCGAGGCCGCCAGGCCACGAAGGTGTTGGACCCGCTGACCCAGGTGCCGCGCCGCGCCCAGGTCTGTGTGGACAAGTCGAGCGCCCACGTTACGTTCTGCGTCGGGAACGTGAGCAGATAGAACCAGTGCCCCGCCGACGCGTAGCTCGAGCCGTAGGCGTCGGTGATGACCGGGTACTGGTGCGTCGCCCACGCGAGCGCGTACGTGGAGACGACGTTGGGCGTGCCGCCGTTGACCATGACGATGCGGCCCTGGCCGTCGGCCGTCCGCTCCACCCAGAGGATGCCACCGCCGACCTCGCGCGCGGAGAACGGCGCCGCGCAGCCGAACGGCAGCAGGGCGCTGGGGATTGGCGCGAACGGGAAGGGGTAGGTGCCCGCGTTGTTCCAGACCTCAGAGGTTTCCTGGCCGAGCAGCCAGATCTCCCGCGAGGCCTTCGGGACGATCAGGCTCACCCACCGGTCTGGGGCCGTCGACCGCTGTGCGTACTGCGTCGGATCCCACGTTGTGGCGTCGCCCAGATCGCTCACGTAGAAGGTCGATGTCGCGGAGTCGAGAACGATGAAGTAGCCGTCCAGCATCGCGCACATCGTGTTGCCGATCTGCCGTTCGACCGTCAGCACGTTCGTCGTGAGGTCGTAGCTGTAGCCCACATCGCCGCTCGTGATGAAGAGCTGGCCGGCGAAGTCGCCGCCCCCGGCAATCGTGGCCGGGTTCGCGCCCACCTGGACCGTGCCGCGCGCGACGAGCGTGATCCCGCCACCCGTCACCGAGAGCGCCTCGTAGAACGTGCCGCCGATCACCGCGAAGGCGCGTCCGTTCTGCTCGAAGAACGCGCGGCCGGGTGTTTCCACTGGGGTCACGCGCGCCTCGACACCAGGCGTCGGGTACAGCGAGAACGGCGTCTTGCCGCCGATGACCTGGCGGGGCTCGGGATACCAGTTCACGCAGTCCTGCCCGTCGGCAATCACCGACTGGGACACGTTCGAGCCGCCGCAGTACATCGGCCAGGGGATAGAGGGCATCTCAACTCCCCGAGTAAAGGTCGAAGCGTCCACCGCCACGCAGCCCCGGCATCATCGGGTCCAGCGAGGCATCGACCGGGCGCCAGTTCGCCCGCTTGACCGCCGCCAGCGACTCCTTCGCCTTGCGCTCGACGCGTGGTGACAGCGGGATGGCCGGGAAGTCGTCGGCCAGCTCCACCGCTAGGTTGTATCGCAACATGCGAGCCCACCCCTGCGGCAGCGCGTAGACCGTCGTGAGGTCCACGAACGTGCTGGGCGCCTCGGGCGTGTAGAGCACGAGGTCGGAGAGGTTGTTGTCGGGAACCGGGTCCAGATAGATCGTGCCCAGCCCAGCCGAGTGGGCCTGGTCATAGTAAATCTGGAACGGGTGCGACCCGGACGCGCCCTTCACTTGCAGCCCTTGCCACTGGGCAATCGTCATCGGGCGCCCGATCGACATCTCCATCACGGGCGATGCCGAACGATTCGGCCGCACGCTGGCGCGGTCAATCCAGACCGGCCGCACCTGGTTGAAGTCGCCGCCCAGCCCGATCGTGTAGGACGCCACGCCCGTCGAGAGCGGGTAGACGTGCCGGCCGATGGTGAAGATCGCGGCCCGCTCGAGGCCCAGGCTGTCGACGAAGTCGTCGAGCGCCACCTTGCCGGCGGCGAGATACTCGGCCTCCGGGGTGTCGATGACGCTCACCACGCCGAGCAGGCGCAGGGCCCGGGTGATGAGGTCGGTGGCGGAGGCGCCGGTCGGGCCTGGTACCGCGAGCTGCGATACGAGGATGGTGAATGACCGGTCGCCCGTGCGCCCGAGGTTCGTCACGATGTTATTCGTGCAGGTGTACTCGATGCCGCTGGTCCCGGCGCTCAGCCACTGCGTAGTCGTGGTGTTGTCGTAGGACGCCACGCCTGCCGTGATGCCATCCGGCACGTCCCAGGTTGAGCTCGCAATCGTTTCGCCAGGCCCCAGCCACCCGGACCAGTCGAATCCGTAGTCGAGGTTGTCTGACGGGTCTTTCGTGAACAGGCTCATGGCTCTTCCTCAACGATGACGATCCGGTCAGTGGGGCCGATCTCCAGCCGCCGCGAGTCCGGGGACACGACCACGATCCGCGTCGCGTCCGATACATAGGCGGAACGCACCCCAGCCACCACGCGACCACCCGCGACCTTCCAGTGCGCGACGGCCGCGGTCGCGGTCGCGAACTGCTCGTGCGCGGAACTGGCATGACGCACCACCCAGTGTGCGACGGCCGCCGTGGCGATGCGCGTGATGTTTCCAGCCGCCGCCGTGGCGCTTGGCACGGCCCACACTGCAACCGCCGCCGTCGCGGCGCTGTCTGCCAAGTCCGCCGCGCTCGCCGCCGGCACCGTCCACGCGGCACTCACCATGGTCGCCGTGGCCGTCACGACCTGGGCGCTCAGCGTCGGCGGGTACAACTGCGCGGTGCTGGCGATCGGGGCCAGCATCGTCGTCCCGCCATGCTCGAGCGTCGGGGCGTACAGCTGCGCGCCCGAGGGGATCTGCGGCGGGAAGAGCGGGGCCTGCCCAGGAGCCTTGAACTTGATCCAGGACACTTGGACCTGTTCCCCGTTGGCAACGATGGCGACGTTCACGGCGCCCCAGTTACCGATAACGGTCCACAGGGACTCGGGCATGACCAGGGGCAGCGAGGCAAGGTCGGGGGTCAGCCCCAGCGCCCAAGTGGCCCGCACCTCCTCCCCCTCAAGCAGCTGGGCGTATGACCCAATCGGGGGCAGGGAGGGCGCATAGAGCACGGCCGTCGACGGCAGATGCGGCATCTCGATGATCGCCACGCCCATCGACGGGGCGAACATCTGCGCGCCCGACGCCAGGAACGGGAAGGCCAGGCCGGTGGCCGGGGCGGCCGGGGGCACCTCCACTTCGGTCCAGTCGAAATCCACCCGATCGCCGTCCGCGGTGACGCTCCCAGACAACGCGCCCCAGTCGGTAACGAGGGCCCGCTCCTCAAGCGAGAGCGTGACGGCATCAATCGCCCACGCGCTGCTCATGGGCAGCGTCCGGGCGAACACCAGTGCACCGGCGCTGTACATCTTCCCCACGTAGGCCGGCACGCTGGGCGCGAAGAGTTCGGCCAGAGACGCGATGTGCGGCAGGGTGATGGCCTGCAGCCCAGGCCCCGCATGAGCCAGGGTGGGCGCGAAGAGTTCGGGCTGCCCGCTGATCAGAGGCAGGGCCAGCACCTGGGTCGACCCCGTCGCCGGCAACTCCACGGCAAACCAGTCCAGCTCGACCACGACCGACTCGTTGGCAATCCACGAGGCGCGGAGGACTGTCCAGTCGGTGATGCTGTCGCGCTCTGCCTGGGTGAGTTGCAGCGCCCCCAGCGTCAGCGTGTCGGCGAGGAGGACATCACGCGTGGCCCGCAACGTCGTGCTCTCGCGGAACTCGAGGACCGCTTTAGGCATCGACGGGGCGTAGACCTGTGACGCGGAGCTCAGGAACGGCAGCGAGATCCCAGCCGCCGGCTCCCCGGCTGCGGCGGAAGGAACCACCCAGTTGGCCGCTGCGGCGGTCGCTGTGGCGGTGATGGCCCCGATGACGATGCTGGCCGCGATGGTCTGCCACCACGCCACGCCCTTGCCATACGAGGGCTCGACCGTCGCCGTGACGCCGCCAGGCGTGGCTGGGGCGGGCGGCACGACGTAGTGGGCGTCAACGGCGGTCGTCGCGCGCGTCACGCCGCCAGGCGTGGCCGTCGCCGACCGCACCACCCACGGGGCACTCGCCGCCGTGGCGCTGACCGTGATGACGTTCGCCGCCGACGCCGCCGGGACGACGTAGTGAGCGTCCACCGCCGTGGTGGACCGCGTCACTCCCCCGACCGCCGCCGACGCCGCCGGCACGACATAGTGCGAGGCGACCGCCGTCGCCGCGTGTGTCACCGCTCCTGGCGTCGCAGTCGCACTGGGCGCCACATAGGGCGCCATCGCCGCCGTCGCGGTGGCTTGCTGCGACCCCGCGCCGCTCGACTGCAGGAGGGTGAGGATACTCATCCGTTACCCCATGATCCGACGACGAGACAGGTACCGGCCGGGAGAGTGCGAGAGGGCGCAGAACGGGATGTACCCACGGATCGAGCACCGGTTCGTCTGCGAGCCCGTGGTGCTGAAGAACGTCGAGTTCGTCACGGTCTGCCCGAAATAGTTGACGGCAGCTCCAGAGGTGCTCGCGTTCCTGAACCCCGCCCAGACGTTGTAACTGGGCGCGGCGGAGACGCCGTTGTCAAGCAGTTCGCTGTATCCGGTGGGCGCGGTCGCGGTCGGTACGGTGCCGCCGTTGGAACAGCCACACGCGATGATCTCGACGCCTTGCGCGCCGTTGCCGCCGTTGCCCCAGCCGTTCTTCCAGGGGTCCCAGGTCATCGACCGCACATCGGTGAGGTCGACCCACATGTTGCCCGCCCCGCACCGAGCGCCCAGGTCGAACTGGATGGGCGCCTGTTGCCTGGCGGTATCGAGCCCCATCGTCAAGATGCCCGTGGCGCTGACCCAGTTCCCGGCGGTCGGGAGCGTGATGCCAACGCGGGTCGCGCCGGGACGCCGAGCGATGACAAAGTAGATCGCAAGGCCGATGTTGTTCGTCGCGTCGAACTGGCTCTCAACCTGCACCCAGCCTTCACCGGTATCGACCGCCCCCAGTTGATCGACGTTGGCATAGACCACCATCACCAGGGCCTGACCGACCGCGGTCTGTGCGGTCGTCGCAGAGGTCACTGCCGTAGACGCCGTCCCAGATTGGACGGCGCCCTCGGACAGCCTGATGCCGGGTGGGCCGTTCCAGTAGTAACTCATCCTCAGTCCTGCAAGATACAGAGGGTCAGCGTCAGGTCACTCGAGGCGACGTACGTCGGGGTGCCGCGCGTCACCATCACCACATAGAGGCTCGTCCCGTTGCAGACGATCGGCAACCCGACGTTCGTGAGCGTCGAGATCGAGTTGAGCGCGGTGGCGGGAAACGCGACGTTGTAGGCCCCGATGCTCACGATCCCCAGGCAGTACGCCATGTCGGCATCGGAAATCGCCACGGGGGCCTGGTCCGCCTGGGCCGTGATCTGTCGGTCGAAGAACAGGAGGTCGAACGGCTGCCGCACCGCCGCGGTCTTGTCGAGCAGCAGGATGCTCTGGATCATGCCGCTGCCGCCGGCCACCCGCACGGCGTTGGCGAACTCGAGCGCGTTGCTACTCCCGCCGACCACGTCGCCCGACGCGTAGATGCTGGTCGAGATCGTCGGCGTGACCTGGATGCGCGTGACGACCGGCGCAGGACGCACCCAGGCGCGGCCCACGGCGTCGACCTCGAGTGGGGCGTAGTCAGCATCTGCGTCCGCGAGGGCCGCCGGGTTGTCCTTGCGGACGGCGAGCGCCATGATGCCGCCGTCGCCGGTGGTGTGCGCCACATCTTCCGCGTGGCCGATCCCGGCCGTCGCGTCCGCGAGGGCCACGGCGAGCTTCATCCGCTGGTAGTGCGCCCCAGAGATGTCGTCGGTCGCGATGTTGGTGCCAGAACCTGCCGTGATCGGTACGTTGTCAGCCATCCCTGCCTCCTACACACACCACCCAAGCGCCCGGTAGAGCCACCGCCAGGGCGGGGCTACTTCTTCACAACAGGGACGCCCCCCGGTGACCCCGGCACACGCACGAAAGGGTTGCTGGGCAAGCTCCACTCCGAGTAGAGCGTCCCCGCGCGCGCCCGCACCTTCGCGGTGTACTCCGCGAAGGGGAGCGGCATCACGTTGATCGACGCCTCGACACACGGGACGGGCGACGAGCAGGTCGGGACGGTATCGGGGGCCGGCTTCCCCAGGTCAGTCGTGCCGACCGGGCTGGTCGCCCCCGACAGGAACCACCCGACCTCGTAGACCGTGATGCTCTGGTGGTCGGGGCTCGCCGTGAAGTTGATGAGACGAGGGTTCGGCACGCTCTGCGCGAACGCCGCCGCCGCGAGCAGCCCCAAGACCAGTGCCAACAGGCCGATGAACAGTGGTCGCTTCATCGCGACTCCCTATGGCTGCTGGTCGAGATAGAACCAGGCCGTGAACGGCGAGGTCGGACAGGTCACGGTGATGTTGCCCCCGTTGGGCGTCACCTCGGTGATCTCGACACACGCCAGGGGGAGGCAGTTCGCGTCGCCACCCGCGACGTACTTGTAGATCGCCATCCGGTTGCACGCCCCCGCCCCGATCTCCGCCGCCGTGAAGAGCGCGTCGGAGCTGGCGTACTTGATGACATCGTAGGTGTTGTCCTGCGTCGGCCCCGACTTGCCACCCAGCGTACAGGTGCAGTTGGGATAGGTGCCGATGACCACCCCGATGCCAGACATCGTGGCCGCATCGACACTGGGCGCCCCGGCCGCGGTGGTGATGAGGCGGGCGTTGATGGTATCGCTGCCCCAGTTCGTGGAGCCGGTCAGCTGGAACGCGCCGGTGTTGAAAAGAAATCCCGCCATCGCTCACTCCTTGCGCCGCCGCGGGCGCGATGTCTGGCCTCAGGCCAGCCCGTCGTTACCGGCCCTTCTTGGCCTTCTTCTTCGCCTCGCCGTTGTCCTCGAGCTCGTCCTCGTCCACCGCCGCGACGTAGGCGTCGGCCTCCGCCTGGTTGTCGAACCACCCCGGCCCCAGCAGTTGCGCCTCGACCTCATCGACGACTTTGGCCGGCTCCGTCTTGTGATACCGCCAACTCGGGAACTTCACCACCATGACATCCTCCTACACTGTGATCGTCTGATTCGTCGCCTGCGCCAGCGCGGTTTCGACCGTGCCGCTGGGATAGATGACCTTCACGTCGACCGATGTCGCCGGCCCCAGGCCGACATGGATCGGCAGCTTGCCGCCGACCGACGTGCCCTCGCCGCCCACGGACATGTGAACCGGTGAACCCGGGGTGTTGTTGACCGTGACGCCGAGCAAATACGCGGCCTCCCCGATGTGCCCCGCCGTGTAGACCTCGACACGCGCGTCGATGCCGACCTTGTTCTGCGTGTCGCCCGACAGGTGGACGTTGATCCAGTTCCCCGCCGCGGGCGTCTTGTTGAGCCAGACCTTGATGATGCCGAGCGTGCCGGTGTCCAGGCCGATGAGGTCGAGGCGCCCATCGCCGTCGACATCGACCGGCACCCAGCACTCGATGTAGCCGGGGCCAGAGGGGCGCAGCGCCCTGACGTACTGGTCGTTCTGGTTCTGATAGAGGCAGGAGTTGTACCCGAACCTTCCGCCCTTGAGCAGGATCTCAACCTTGCCGTCCTCATCGAAGTCGGCCACATCTGAGAGCGTGTCTTCCGGCCGCACCTGTGCAGCCAGGTCGTTCGCGAGCTGGTCGACCTGGCGGGTCAGGGCCGCGGCGCCCGTGTTGCGGTAGATGCCTCCGGTTGGGCAGTCGGTCAGCAAGAGGTCGGGGTAGCCGTTGCGGTTGAAGTCGTACACGCCCGCCAAGTACCAGCGGTAGGTCGGCAACCCGAGTTCCGCCGTGACATCCGACCACAGGCCACCCACAAGGCGCAGCGCATAACTCAGCTGGGGGTGCTCATGGAACGTGTAGCCCTCGCCAAAGGAGACGAAGACGATCTCCCCGATGGCGCCGCCCATGGCGACCTTGCGACAGGTCGGGTAGGTCAGCTGGCCGTAGCACAGTATGTCCTGGGTGCCCGCCTCAACGAAGGCGATAGCAGAACCGCCTTGGGTGAGCGCCAGCCGGAACGTCCCGAGCCCGTACGCGTTCTTGTCCCGCACCCAGTAGTCGGTCCCGGCGCTGATGTTCGAGGGAAGCGCCCCCCCGCCGCCCGCGCGGAACCGGACCTTCTTGTTGTTCGCCATCTGGGTACCGGGCCAGGTGACGAGCAGGGTGCCCGCTTGGTCGGAGAACGTCACCATGCCGACGTACTCCATGACCGAGAGCCGCATCGCTTCGGTGAAGGGAATCCACTCTCCCGACCCCGGACTGGTCGACTCGGTGAACGTGCCGTCCTGGTCGTTCTGGTAGACACTGAAGCTGTCGCCAAGGGTCAGCAGCCCCACGATGTCGATCCACCCGTCGCTCGTGGTGTCATGCTGGCGGATCTGGGAGTAGCCGATGTCGAGGGCCTGGATGTTGAACCGGCCGGTCCCGTCATTCAGCGCCACCCTGGCCGTGCCCTCGTCGGTCGGCGAGATGATGTCCGGGTACCCGTCGTTGTTGACATCACCAACGTGGGGCGACCCGTCCGCGATGATGTCGAGGAAGCTCCCGACGAGCTCGCGCGTGGGCGTCTCGTTGGCCCAGCGAGGGAAACCGAGTCCGTCGAGGCCCTGATGGATGAGCACGGCCGACCCCGGCACGCCGTGGTGCGCCACCACGAGGTCGGCACGGCCGCTGCCGGTGAGATCCGCCGCGCAGACCGCCGCCGGCCACCAACGGTACGGGCGCGTCGGGTCACCCGGGTAGGGGTCCACCAACGCCCTGGCGTCGTACCACGCCTGCATGATCTCGGTCAGCCCCGTCAGGCCGGTGATCTCTTCGAAGACGAGCGGACCCGGGGGCAGCGGCGTCGTCGTCCGCGCGCGTACCGTGAGGACGCAGTCGCCGGGAAGCGGGCGGTTGAGGCCCGGGAGCGTCATCACCACCGCTTCGCCCACCGGGTAAGCCGGCGAGGTGATGAAGTCCGCGTCTGATGGGGTGTCTGGCTCATCGACGAGCGCCGACAGGTCGCCGCCCACGCTGCCCGTCCAGCCGCCGTCAGACACATCGTCGCCGGGATAGACCACCTGGTCGTTCGCGGGAGTTGGCACCTCGACCCAGCCGCGGATGATCGTGGGCAGCGAGAAGTTCGCCGCCTGCATCAACCCGAACTGGTACATCGAGTGGTTGAACATCCAGCTGACGCGGCGCGAGTTCAAGCCGTGCGCCGCCGCCTTGGAGTGACCCACGGTGGTGCTGGCGATGTAGGAGTCGATGGACGCCTGTCCGCCCGCGTATGCCACCGCCAATCGAGATTGGATATGGTAGGTGCCGGGAGGGCGCGACGGGTCAGTGTAGATCCAGTCGTCGGTGAAGGTGGTCATGAAGCTCTTCGACACGTACGACAGCTCATGGTGCATCGCCTCGACGCACTCACGCTCTGTATCGAAGGGCGTCATCGCCCCCTCGTCGAGCTCCGGCCGACGCACGAGGCTCCGCTGGGCCGCGGCGGTCAACGCGCTGTTGTCCGGGGCGTGCTGATCCTCCGCCCCGTCGGGCGCCCGGTTGAACCCGCTGGCCTTCGCCGCCTCGTAGGCGGCGGTCCTCGCCGCCCCAAACGCAGCGAGGTACCAGTCCGGGGTCGGTTGCACGGTGACGGCGTTGTCGATGAACTTCCCCACCCCATAGAGCCCCACGGCGATGCGTCCCACCGGAGGGGCATCGGGCTCGAGCTTCGGCGCGAGGAAGGTGTCGTTCCCCCAGGTGGTGTACGCCTTGTACGTGAGGCCGGAATCGCGCATCCCCCGTCCGAGCCTGATGAAGATCTCGTCGACGCGCGGATCGTTGCTCTGCTCTTGGTACGACAGCAGCGGCGCGACGACCAGAGAACTCATCCAGGGCGACCAGTGCGGGTGCATCGCGTTGGACTCGGCAGCCTGGGCTCCGTTCTTGATCCATGCGTTCTGGGGCGGATGCCGATATGTCACCCCGTTGTACACGTAGGGCACGGTGATCGCGTCGAGCGTCGCCTGGTCTTGGGTGCTGATGTGTGTGTACGCGGTGCTGAGCAGGGCGAGAAACGCCTGGAGATAGGAGTCGTTGCCCGTCGCCATGAAGCCGTAGAGCGTGCCGCACCAGGCCGCCGCGAGGAGGCGCTCCGTCCACACCTTGTCGTACCCGCGCATCTTGCCCTGGCCGAGCGGCGGGGCCATGTAGGGGACCGCGAAGAGCGTGTCGGCCTTCCACCCGTCAGCCAGAGCTGTAATCGCCGCGAGCCCGCCCTCGTCCCCCGTCAACGCGTAGTAGTAGTAGAGGCCCCTCGTCTGGTTGTACTTGCCGTCCCACACGAAGGCCCCTGCGTCGTAGTCCCACTTCCCCTTCCACCACCCGCGGTACAGGCCGGACATCTCGATGCCGTGGCCCACCCCTTGGCCCCCGTCCATGTACCACCACGCGTACTGATAGGCGGCGCGCAGGAAGTCGGGTTCGTTCGTGTGAACGTAGGCCAGGAAGTAGGTGGCGTGCCGGTCGTACAACCAGGACTCCACGCCGTTCGCTCCACCGTACGGCAGCTCGGGGCTCGCGTACGCCTTCTCGACCGCCCAGGTGTCGGCGTAGATTGAGGCACGCGCCACAACGCGAAACGCATCGCTGAGGAACTTCACCCCAGCCAGGTCGGGATCCGCCGCCACATCGGTCGCGCTCAGCATCGGGCCGAACACGTTGGTTGAGGCCAGATACCCGTCCTCGAAGTGCGCGAGCACGTTGGGCTCGCGAGTGGGGGTGTCGAAGACCTGAAGATCCTCGGGGTTAATCGCTGCGAACTCGTAGACGGATCCGTTCTGAACGATGGTGTAGTCCGCAGACGGGATGGTTGGCGTGACCGAGTGGCTGACGCTCGAGAAGGGCGTGTCCGCCAGGGGCCAATCGACCGGCATGGGGATCGAGGTGCTCAGGACCAGCGTGAGGGCGTCCTCGGGCATCGCGAACTGGAGCCGCACCGCCTTGATGCTCGTCGGCACACCCAGCGCGTCGTACCAGTACAGGGTCGGGGTAACGAACAGCGAGAGCCCTCCGGCGGTGAGTTGCCGCGTCTCCGTCAGCACCCCGCGCGCGAACGGCACCCCGATCGAGGCCAGACTCCCCGGGGCGATACGCGTGAGGGTGATGGTGATCGCCATCAGGGCACCCGACGCACCTTGAACCGCATCACGACGGGGCCGGCGGCCGGGGGGTTCACGGCTGACAGCCCAAACGTCAGCGTGTCGTTGACCGGCTGCGCTCCACTGCGGGCCACCTCGGCGCCATCGGGCGTCGTTTCATCGAGCGCGGTATAGATCCCGACGTTGTCCTGTTCGGTGAGTGGGTTGCCCGTCCAGCGTTTCCAGTTGCCATCCGCGATGTCGCTGGTGGGCCTGGCGAACTGCGAGGTGAGCGCGTACTCAAAGGGTCCGATGTCCCAGACGCCGGTGCGCTGCGCGCCCGTTACGTCGTGGGTGAATCCCGCCAGCGTGTTCGCGACATCGCGAAGCGCGGAGGCGCCCGTGATGGTGAAGTCCTCGCTATCGACCGTGAGGTCGGTGAAGCACGCCCCAGAGCCAACCGCCGCGGCGATGTTCCGCAGCGTGGCGTCCGCCGATGAGTCGTCAGAGGTTGCGACCTTGGTCTGCGTGAGGGAGGCGCCGGTGCCACGGAGCACCGCCGCGGGTGAGGCGCAGTAGCAGTTGGTGACCACGATCGTCCCGCCGGCACGGTTCACGGCGCCCTGCGTGGCGTTCGGCATGTAGATGAGGCAGTTCTCGAGCACCATCGTCGTGCTGGTGAGCGTCGAGACGCCGCTGTTGTAGCCCTTGCCGTAGATGACACAGTTCCGCAGGGTCAGGTGCGCCCCGGCGGCGCTACAGCGCGCGGCGCCCGAAAAGCCCGTGTTCCCCGTGTCGCATCGCAAGATACAGCGGTCGACGACGACGCCGGGGACGGACGCCGCGAGGGCCGAGTACCCGGTGGTTCCGGTGTAGAGCGAGGCGATCTGGATGCCAGTGACCCGCGTGTAGGGCACGTTGATAGCCATCGGGGCCTGGTAGCCGACAGTCCGCACGATGCGGAAGCGCCCAGTGTTCCAAACGCCCGTGGCAAGTCCGTTCCCAACACCGTAGATGTCGATGTACCGGTCGATATCCGTCCCGGTGAAGCTGCTGATGAGCGAGTTGAGGTTCTCTTCTGTCCCGATGGAAACCGGGAACCTGAGTCGCCCGTCAAAGCCCGTGGCGGCACTCAGGTCTGCGTGGTTCGCGAGGCCATGCGCGAGGGCGGCGTTCAACGAGACGAACCGGTGGTTGCCCGCGTCGTTGACGCCGTCGACGCTCAGCGTGATGTCGGCCATGTCCGCCCGCCTCCCCCACGATCGTTACTGCCCCCAGACCCGTGCCGTGCTCCCGATCGCCGGCATCCCGAGCTCCTGCGCCAACGGCTTCCCCTGCAACGTGGTCCCGACCGGGAGAGCCGGGATGTCAATCCACTGCGAGCGCGGCTGGCCGTTTTCCGGGTTGCCGGCGAGCAGCCGCGGCGGGAACCAGACCAGACTCTGGAATCCCTTGAGCCAGATCGCCCGCACCGCCTTCAGGAGCTCGAGCTGAACATGCCGGCACCAGGCCGGGTCCAGCACCGAGCGCCCGCTCGTCTCAGCCTGGATCTCCACCTCGAAGAAGGCCTGGGTCACACGGGCGCGCATCCGCCCGTGCGACCCGAACTCGGCCAGTGTGGCGCGTCGTAGATGATCGAGCGCCACGCGAAACGGTGGATGCTCCGCAGCGACGACGCGGAACTTCCACTCCGACCACTCCTGGTGCTGAGAGTTGGGGTCCATGATCTCCTACAGCGCGAACCAGCCGCTGGAGTGAACTGTGTAGTTTATGTCTCCACCGTTTGGCGTGATCGGGACACCCGTGATGCCCTGGTCGAGCCAAGCGATCAGCGCATCGCTGGCGTGCGTGTCGTTCCAGAGGATGACGCCGTCGCACGGGTCGCCCGCCGGCACGGCCGCGAAGGTGCCGTTGTCACTGTCGAACACGCCCAGCGCGATCGTGGTGTTCGCCAGCGTCGCCACCGCCTTCTTCGCGGTGTCGTTGATGCCGTACGTCCCCTGCACGTACGTGTTGTCGGTCGCGGAGTACGACTCGTAGGCCCCGTCGAACAGCGTGATCTTGATCGTGTCGGTGTCCAGGTTGTGCTCTTTGCCGAGCAGCGCCTGCTTGAACGTCGGGTAGAGGGCGTTCGCCATGATGGCTCCTTCGCAGAAGGCCCGCGCCCTCTACTGCCTGGTGATCTCCCACCAGTTGATGCGGATGTTGGCGTCCGTCGTGCCTGCGGCCAGGTAGCTGATGAACGGGTTCATCCCGATGTCGGCGGTCTTCGCCACGCCACTGTTCGTCATCGTGATCGGGTTCCCGTTGAGGAACGCCGTGGGCACCCGCGTGACTGAGATGCAGGACTTCAAGGTGTAGGTGCCGGCGTTCGCCGTGTTCACCCCGCTGTCGTCGCTCAGGGTGCCGCCCCCGGCCACCTCGCCCAGGCTGAAGATGCTGCCATCCGCGTTGTTCTGGCCGACGACGGACCAGTCGGCATACCCGGTGTAGACGTTGCCGGCCTGAAACGCCTCGTGCTTCCGCCAGCCGATGACAAACTGCGCGGTGCCGGCGATCAGGCCGATGGTGTAGTTCACCGTGAAGCAGCCGCCGTGCTTGCCCGTCGTGATCCACGAGGTGGCATCGGTCACGATGCCGTCGCCGATGTAGATCTCGACACCCTCAGAGATGATCGTGTTATCGGCGGTGATGTCGAGCTTATTGTCGGCCACGATCCAGCTCGAGGCGGACTTGACGAGTTCCTCGCGATAGGTGATCAGGCCAACCGGGCTGCCCCAGACGTAGTTCGTGCCCGTCGCCGCCAGCGTCTTCGCGCCGGCCGCGGTGGTCGCGAGCACGAGCCGGGGACTCGAGAAGTCCTCGCGCGCGATCGTCGTCCACATGTTCGCCGGGGCGCCGGCCACGCTGCCAGGCGGGACCACGGCGGAGCCGCCCTTGATGGCGATCCGCGCCTGCCCGCTGGTGTAGGCCGACATGCGCGCCCGCAGCTGCGTGTAGCCCACGTTCGCGAGGAAGAACGCGTCGTTCGATGTCGTCGTGGCTGCGAGCCCGTACGTGGACTGGCGCACCAGGGGTACGGCCGTCCACTCGCCAGCGATGCTGGCCTCGAAGGTAATCGTCCCGCTCCAGGTGCCGGTAACCTGAATCACGGTGCTGGGGTCCACCCCGACGGCGGCGCTGACCACGGCATCGGCCGCGCCCAGGCTCCCCTGCGTGGTCGGCTGCGCCGACACCGAGATCACCGCCAGCAGGGTGATGAGGAGCGCCACCAAGCTGACTCGAATCGTTGTACGCATCGGTCTTACTCCTGCATCACGAGGAAAAGGGCTGACCGCCCGCGTCGCCTGCGGGCGGCCAGCACATCCACGGTCTAGGTGATGGTGAACCCGTTGTTCGCCAGCACGGACCACTTGCCGCCCAACGCGATCAGCATGAGGCAGTTGCCGCGGAACGCCCCCGCGGAGGTGACGGTTGTGTGCGCGCCCGTCGTGCCATCGTGCAGGTTGACGGTGGTGAGAACGTGCAGGGCGTCTGTGGTCGTCACGAACTGCACCACCAGCCCGTCCTGGTCGGCCCTCGGGTCAGCGAAGGTCGAGCTCCCCAGAGCGGTGGCCTTGTTGATGTTGAAGATCGTGTTCTTCGCTGGGCAGGCGATGGCCCCGTCCGCGCCGACGTTCTTGATGTCCCACGCAAACCCGGGGACCGGGATGTCCATCCCCTCGCCGAGCGTCTGCATGTCCTCCGCCAGGCCGAACGTGACCGGCGCGAGGACGCCGTGCGCGGCAGCGGTGCCGCCCCGGTCGCCGCGCGAGCGCACATCGATGTAGCCGCTCTGCGGGATCGCGACGATCTGGCAGTACTCCTTGTCGATCCGCATGAACCCGCCGACGGTGGCGCCGGTCGAGCTCGTGACGTTGAACCGCAGCGTGTCCCTGGTGGCCGCAGCCGCGAGGGTAGTGACTGTGAGAGCCATAGCTCTACCTTCCTTTGAAGCAAGCGCCTGTGTGGACTAGACGGCGAGCGTGCCGGCGCGAACGCACGCTCGCCGTGACAACGACGCGTGCGCTGCTACGAGCAGATGCGAACGCCGAGCTCCTGCCGGGGGGTCGCCCAGCCGTACATGATGTCGACCCGAGCGGGGCTCTGGTCGGTCATGATCGAGTAGTCCTTCAGGAACCGCACGGCGATCCCGAGCGCCTTGTTCGAGATGCGCTCCGAGATCCAGAGGCCTCCGGGCTTCTCCAGGTCGGCGAAGACCAAGGCGTAGGCCCCCATCACGTAGATCAGGCCCTGCGGACTCACCTTGTTCGCGTGGCTGGAAGCGTGTCCAAAGATCGTGACGACCGCGGAGTCCGCAGGCGCGTTGCTGCAGTTCTGATCCGCCCCAGAGGTGACGATCGGCGGCGAGATCGGAATCGTGGCCGCGCCGCCAGACGTCGAGTACACATCCGCCGTGGCGACGAAGTCCTTGAGCGCCCCGGTGCTCGCGTACGTCATCGGGTTGATCTCATAGCACCCGTCGAACTGGACCACATCGCCTTCGCTCAGGCGCTTCGCAGCGGCGGACGTCCAACTCTTCGTCAGAATCGCGGCCGACCCGTTCGCCGGCACACCATCGATGGCCGGCGCACCGCCCAGCGGCCCCACCGTGTGGGTGTAGGTGTTCTGGGTCTGGTACCACTCGCTGACCCCAAGAGCTTCACCGCTGAACTGCCCCGACCGGAAGATCTTTCCGACGAAGTTGGCCGGGTTGAACAGGGTGAAGTTGTTCGCGGTCAGGTAGGCGTGCATGTTCGCTTCCAGCATCGCCTTCCGGCCTTCCTGGGGCACACCGATCTTGGTGAGCTTCACCCCGGCCAGCTGGTAGATGATGTTGGAGTTGTACGGCGACGGCGTACCCGTTGCCCCCGGAATCGTGCCCGGGGTGCCGACAACCATCGGTGTCTTCTTCGTACACCGCTGGAGCCCGTCGTAGTCGCACTGGTTGATGAGCGAGTCCACCGCGGGCTCGAGATACCGCTCGCGGTAGTTGTCGACTTCCATCGTGAGCGAAGCCATCGAGAACTCGAGCCCGATGTTGGCCTGATCCGTCAAGCTGATGGGCACAACGGCGTCCTTCACCGGCTGCGGATTGAGGGCCTGGCCCTTGTTCACGATGTACCTTTGCGGCAACCTGCAGTTCACGGTGTAGCCGACCTTCGCGCCGGCCTGCTTGAACTCGTCGCTGTAGCTGCGGTCCACGTTGTTGGCGAACCGCATGTTGTTGACGAGACGGAGTCCGATCTGCTTCATGACCCACGACGGGGTCACAAGAACGTTTGCAGCCATAGCACCACCCCCTGGTGGTTGTGCCGGCTAGCTAGCGTCGTTGGCGTGAGGCTCGAGCTGCGTTTTCAGCCGCGACGTACTCGGGGCCAAAGTCCAGCTCGTCTGGATCACGCGTGCCACTACCAGCCGCTCGCGTTCCCCCGACTGGCCGGATCGGAGGCTTCGCCTGTGTAACCGGTGGTGTCACGCCAGAAGAGCCGTTCTTCGCATCTGGCTGAGACAGTGTGGCAGAGAGACGACCGAGCGCCATGAGTTGGCGGGGCGGATCGAGATGCGCGATGCGCGCGTGCTCCTTGGGATGATGCGCGAAGTAGAGGAGGAGCGGCGCGGGGTCAGTAGCTTCCTTTACAGCATCCATGATCGGACGCGTCATCTGGAGGGTCGCGAGAATCTTCGATTCCACCGGATGCTGCGCGAGCGTGTAGAGCAGCTCCATGCCGGCGGGATGGCGGCGCACCACCGTCTCCACGAAGGGCGTCAGCGGAACGTCCTCCAGGTTCTCCTTGATCGTCGCTTCCCAGTCTGGGTACTTCGCCATCGCGGCTTCGCGTCGGGCATCCTCACGCGCCACCTCAGCGATGGCGAGCTCGCGCTCACGCGCAGTAGACACAACTTCACTGGCCGTGCGCGAGGCCCGCGCGTCCGCCTCAGCCGCGATCACCTTCCGCAGCCAGGCTGCATGGTCGTGCTGGTACTCCTTGAACGTCTTGCCGGACGCCTCGTAGGCGTCCCAGTCCGGTTCCTCGCTGTCGACCGCGGCGGCGGCCTCGGGCGCCTTCTCGTCCTTGACGGGCGCGGCGGCTGCGGGGACCGGCTCGGGCACAGGCTTCTTCGGCGCCCGCTCAGCCTCGAGGGCTCGGCGCGTCTCTTCGCGCTCGCGCACCAGGGCGTTGATCTCCGCCCGCAGGACCGCCTTCCGTTCGGCCGCCGTCTCACGCTTCTTGGGCTTCGCCTCGTCACCCTTCGCCTCGGGCGCCTTGTCGTCGTCGTCGAGGTCGTCGTCCTCGGCCTTGGGTTCCACAACCGGCTTCGGCTCGTCGCCGGCCGACGGAGCCTCGCCGCGGATGCGCTCCTCGAGCTGCTCCTTCGTCGGCTGGTCGTGCGACGAGGACTCGGCGACCCATCCGTCGACCTCGGCCACCGTCGGCAATGCCGGGGCTCCCGAGCTGTCGTGCGTTTCGTTATCGGCCGAGACGGACATACACGCTCCTACGTCAGCGAGGTCGCGGGCGGGGTGAACTCTGCGGGCGCCGCCACCGGAGGATACGGGGGCTGAAGCACCGCATCGCGCACCGCCGCGTGATCGTCTTGCGCGGCCTCTTTCTTCTTCATGTCGCGGTCGTGGGCCCGCTCCTCAAGGCTGTCGGCGCGCTTCGTCTGCGCGTTGAGGACCGCGATCCCTTCCTTCGAACCGAGCTCGGCACTCGTCTCTGTCGCACTCGCGCGAATCTTCGCCGCCTCGATGCGTTCGCGGCTCTCGATCTCCAACCGCTTGATCCGTTCGTTGGAGGCGACGCGGAGTTCCTCGGCCGGCAGGCCACTCTTCGCCTTCGCGAGCTCCTGCTGGAGCACGGTGATCTGCTGGGCCTGCATCTGCAGCTGCTGCTGCACCTGGGGCGGGATCTCCTGCTCGCTTTCCTCTTCCTCGTCGCGCAGCTGCGGGTTGACCTTCTGCAGGCGCTTCGCGACTCGGTCGCCGATGGTCCCGCCCGTGAGCTCGGCGTAGATGTCGAGCAGGTAGGGCACCAAGCTCGGCGCCGCCTTCATCGCGCCTTCCACGAACGCCGCGTCGGCCTCCTGCTGCGTCGCGAAGGCCTGGCCGACGTTCACGCTCACCGTGTAGTCGCCCTCGCGGAGGTCGTACAGGATGGGCTTGACCGGCTTCTTCCCACGCAGCTTCTTCATGACCGTGGGAATCAGACCCTCAGTGCCAGGCTCGGTGAGCAGCGGCCCATCGGGCCCGGGGATAAATGGCCGTTGGAGAACGACCTGGCGCTCGTCCTTCGGGTCATCGCCGAGCAGCCTCACCACCCGGCCTGGTCGGTCGTAAACGATGGGCAGCAAGTCGAGCAGGATGCGGCCCTCATGCACCATTGAGATGTACGCGAGGTTCTCGAGGTAGTTGCTGGCGCTTTGCTGGCCCTGCTCCTGGAGCTTCTGCACCGCCTTGCCCGACCTATTCGTCGAGTCCTGCTTGCCCAAGCTGGGGTTGAACCGGTGCGTCGTGGCCTGGATGTCCATGTCGGCTTCGCGCGCGAGCAGGACCGAGGCGCTTAGGTTCGTCGAGCTCAGGTCGTTACGCTGCGGGGGCGGCACCAGGTGGCCTTCGAACGTCGTCGGTTTGTACTTGAGGCGGGTGAAGGCCCTGGTATTCGCTTCGTCCCACATGGCCTCATAGCCTTCGTCTTGACCTTCGGCCATGACCCAGGGCGCCAGGCTCTCGAGGCCGGAGCGGAGCGCCTGCGAGCTGCGCGCGTAGTTGTAGAGGCGCTGCGCGTCCTTCGCGTTCGAGACGATACCCTTCCAGCAGGACTCGCCGTCGACGTTGTATTCCTTGCCGACGACCGGCACGAGCGGAATGTACCGCCCCTCCCAATCTTCCTCGTCGAGCACCTCGACGGCGTTGATCACCGCCCACTTGATCTGGCGCTTCTGAACCGTGCGGCGAACCTCCACGCCAGCCGGCTCCTGCTCGCCCTTCTTGAGCAGCCTCGATTCGCCGGAGGCCGGGTCCAGGATGAGCGTGCGCGCTTCGTACTCCGCCCAGAAGTACTCCGCAATCCTGATCGTGCCGGTGCCGTCGTCACCGCTGCCGGTCGTGACCCAGCCGGGTGACACATCGCAGACGCTTTGCAGCTCCTCCGCGCTCATCGCCGCCATCGCCGACTTGCCGTACTCGCGCCGATACTCGTCGGTCGGCATGTCGCTGGTGATGATCGCGAACTCGGCGTCGCTCCAGTCGGGCTCCTGCGCGTTCGGGTCCGCGTACACCGAACCCTGGTTCTTGATGCGGGCAACCACCAGGTCGAGGTCGAAGTCCCCGTCGTTCGCGTAGGTCTTCAGGATGCGGTACCACCCCCTGCCGCACTTCGAGGCGCGCTCGAGCGCCCAGATCCGCGCGAGGTTGGCGCGGCTGTCGTGCTCGATCGTGCGGATCATGCCCTGCCGCACCTCCGCGCCGGCCTTGTTGGCCTTCGCCCCCCGCGGCTTGATGACGACGCCCAGCCGCGCCTTGCGGGCCTCATTGATGGTCTGCTGGACAGGCTGGTCGAGCTTGGGGATGACGAGGCAGGGGCGCTCGGGAATCACGCTGCCATCGGGCGCGATGCCCTTGGCCCGCGCCTTCCGCATGTCCTCCGGCCACTGGTCTTCCGGCAGGGCCCGGTCGAACCTGAGATCCTCGACCTCGCGGTCGCGTTGGTCGCCCTCGATCTCAACGACCATACGAAACCGGGCGAGCGCCCGCTTCACGATCGCGTCGCTTCTGGAGGTGTCTTTCTTCTCGGTGGGATCGGGCGGGTTGGCGAGGGCGGCGTCGTAATCCGCCGCCTCGTCGCGCGTCAGCTGACTGCTGAAGGGCCCCAGCTTCTTAGCCATGGCTGGCCTCCGCCGGGGGTGCCGTGTCCCGATCGGTATAGATGGGACGGCCGAACTGGTCGAGTAGGCGGGAGCCTGCCAACATGGCGTTCGCCGTCTTGAGCTGCGCCTGGATACGCTTGAGCCCATCCTGGACCAGCCAGCTCGCCAGCGCCGACACCGGCGACGCCCGCAGCCGTGCCCGCTCGACCTCGCCGGCCGGCTTCCAGCCGTCAGGGGAGCGCGGGTTGAGGCGGGCGAGGCGGCCCATCAGTGTATCCTCTTGATGAGCTCTTCCGGGTGGCCGTCGACGCCGTAGAAGAACCGGCGCCCTTCCTCGCTCGAGCTGCTGTCCACTTCCCAGGACTCGTCGATCTCGCGCTGTGTGGGCGGGCTCTTCACCTCGAGCTTGTCGAGCACCGCGCCGGCCTGCTGCCCGCCGAACTCGTGGCGCACCTTCTGACGGAAGAACGCGAACATGCGATCGGCGATGTCGGCGTCGATCGCGAGCCCGCGAGTCTGAGAGAGGACGTAGTTGCGGAACTGCTGGGGACCGTTGGCGACCACCGTCAGTAAGGTCGGGGTGTGTGAGGCGACCTCAAGCATGATCGACCGGCAGGCGACCAGGCTGTCGTTCTTCAGCGTTTCGGCCTTCGTGCGCCTGTCGAACTTCAGCAGCATCAACGTCCCCGGGCCAGCTGGCGCGTGTAGAAGTCCATGTATTCCGCGTGCGTGGGCTTGGTGTCGAGCGCCCAGGCCGGGTCAGCATGGGCCGGGTCGAGCTCGTGGGCCCGCACCCGGAGGTCGCGCGCGATCTCGAGCGAGGCGCGAGCGCCAACCGCGAGGCCCTGATGGCGTGCCTCGCGTGCGCGGTTATGCTGCGCGCGAGACGCCTCAAGCAGTTGGCTGACGCTCAACGCCTCGGTCATCGCCGGAGATTGTATCATCCCCGTCAAGCAGAGCGCCTACCCCATCCACCCGGTGCCTGGCTTCGCCTGCCCCTGGAACGGCAGCCGCAGCTTCGGTTTCTGGATGCCGTCCTTGCCCCGCACCACCGCCGCGTGGGTCAGGGCGAGCGCGTCGCCGTCGTCAGGAGACGCCACGCCCCGCTTCTTCATGTGTTCCTTCGACTCGAGGAGCAGCTGGTCCCGCTTGTTGTGGTTATAGCCAGGGCCGGTGAGGTCGCTCTCGAGGCGCACGTCGGCGTCGACCGCGGCGCGCGGAAGCCAGTCCCGCATCTTGCCCCACATGTACGACCGCATGTTCGCGAACTTCGGGTCTGGACTGTCGGCCCCGAACTGGACCTCAGTGATGTTCTTGTGGCCGAGCTGCTTCAGCCGGTCCACGATGGGCCCGCCAACGCCCGTGCCGTCGACGAACAGCATCGCGACTTTGCGTGTGTCGTAGGTGCGACCCAGTACGTCAGCCGCCATGGTGACCAGGCGCATCGAGTCACGCGCCTCCGCTCCCGGCACCCGCAGCGGCGGGATGGACCGGGCGTCCGCCCCGCGACGGAACCGGAACACACAGCTGTCCTCTCCGCCCCTCGCGATGTCGAGGCCGCACACCAGCGGCTCGTCGGGCAGCACGATGGGCTCGCGCTTCTGCGCCTCGTAGACGAGCTCGGTCGAGATGTACTGGAGGTCGGACGCGCGAGGCGCGAGGCCGCGGACCCGGACCCGGAAGAAGTCGCTATCCTCGCCGTAGTCCTGCTCCCACTCCGCGATCTGCGCCTTGTTGGTGAACCGCGAGGTCCGGGAGTCGACGATCACCTGGTGCCACCGCTCGCGTTCACTCCCGAAACACACGCGATGGAACTTGCCCTGCGTGCGTGTCGGGTTGCCGAACAGGAAGATCATGGGCTCGCCGTCAGTCAGCCCACCCTCGGCCACCTCGTGGATGGCATCCGGCACCGCAGAGTCCTCGTCGCAGATGTAGAAGCTCGTCGAGGTCGCCGCGTGCTGGCCGGCGAAGGCCTCGCTGTTGTCCTCTTTGCTCGACTGGGGGGCGCAAAACCAGGACTCCTTGTGGGCCGGGTGATAGAGCCGGTTCGACGTGCAGACGAACCAATGCCCGGTGAGGCAGAGCTTGATCCACTTCTGGATCGACGCCCACGTCTTCGTCTCGAGCTGGGTGAAGGTGTTGGCCGTCACCGTGCCCTGGCAGTGCGGGCGCGTCGACATGATCCAGCAGACGAGCCAGCCGACCAACGTAGACTTCCCGACGCCGTGGCCGGAGCTCACCGCGCCCCGAATCGGCGCCACCGGCTGGATGCCGTCGAAGCCGCGCTCGCGGACCTCGGCCCCCAGCCACTCAAGGAACTCCCGCTGCCACTCATCGGGGCCGTCGTAAGGCTCGAGCGGACCCGGCTCGACCCACGGAAACATGTGCAGGACGAATCCCAGCGGGTCATCGTAGTAGCTGGCGACATCGTCGTGCAGCTGGGCCTCGACGGTGGCGATGGCAGACATGGCGGTCAGCAGGACGCCGGCGGCTGGCTCAACGCCTCCAGCTGGCGCAGCTGGATCGCTTCCTTCTCAGCCACATCCATGGCCGCCTGGAGTTCACGCTCAGCTGACTCATCAATCCGTTCGATGAATTCCGAGGTGTCGAGGCCGGCCTGCACGAAGAATTCGCCTAAGACCTTGGTGAAATACTCGTTCTTGTCCGCCGCTGCCCGCATTTCGTCGAGGTCGACCGATACGTGCCTATCGATCGTCTCGAGCAGCGCCGCCTGCATCACCGGCCGCTTCTCCTCGTCGCGATAGATGACTTGCACCACCAGCCTCACGCTCACCTTGCCGGCCATCAGTCCTCGCTTTCTTCGCCGACCGGCACCGCCCTGACCTCGACGAGCTCTTTCCCGCAGTAGGGGCAGTGCTCGAACCCATGCGCGCATGGCCCCTCATCGTCGGGCGTCTCGAACGTGAACAGCCGGCCAGGCCGACACTCAGCTGCCCAGGCGTTCCAGTCGTCCATCTCGAGCGTCCACTCACAGGTGCTGCCTAGCATCAGGCCTTCTCCCTCGCCTTCCGCGCCTCGGCCACCCGCTGCCGGCCAGCCAGGAGCCGCTGCTCGAGGCTCGCCTGCTCCTCCACGCGCACCACCTCGGTCAGCAAGGCGAAGTGCTTCGCGGCCATCTCGACGTACCGTTCGCGGGGCGCCAGCTTCACCTTCAGCACCTCGGCCGCGGGGCCCCGCTCGCCAGGCGTCACGTCAGCCTGGGTCACATCGAAGCCCCCGATGAGCGCCGCGTCCTCGGCCGACAGCTTATGAATCGGCCGGAACCGCCCCCGCTTGTCGAACAGCCGACGCACGTCGCCATGGACCTGGCGGCGAATGGCCTCGAGGACGCTGGCGGCGGTGAGCTCGGCCGTCTGCAGCTGCTTCGCCTTGCCGGCGGCCACAGCGCGGGCAACCTTATGGAACCTTAAAAGCTGCGAAGCGCCCACTTCGGCATGGTTCGGCGAATACCCAGCCCTGATGTAGGCCTGCTTGCCGTTGAGGTCGACGAGGTATTCCGCGATGAACCGCCGCTGCCTCGGGGACAGCGGGCGCGGCTTCTTCGCGGGCTGCGGCGTCATGCTTGCGCTCTCCTTCTCGCCTGGAGAACGACATCGCGGCTGAACGAGAGGTCGTCCCAGGCGTCTGGCGGGACAGCCCGGTCGCCACGAATCTTGGCCTGCTTGGCCCCGCGAGGCCGGCGTATCCACAGGCGTCGAGGACACAGCCGCAGGAGGTCAGCGCGCTCTGTTCGGGCCATGGCCTTCTGACTGGTGGCCTCAGCCCTACCACCCTCGCCTGCCCTCCCTTAACCACGAGTTGCAGGTTCCGCCCTGTGCCGCTGAGTATACCGCCGCTGTCCAGCCGCGCTAGCCCTTGGCCCGAGACAGGTACTCGGCCTCGACCTCGGCTGGGCTGGAGAGATAGCGCCCGAGTTCGCTGAGCATGACCGACATGTCAACGAACACGACCTGCTGGCAGCCGACCTCGAGGATCCAGCCGTTCAGGACCGTCCAGATCGTAACTCTCCGCGATTGTGTGGGCCACGGCGGCCCCGGCGGGTCGTCAGGCCCGCGGGGAGTCGGCACCGGGCCGTCCTCGGCGCGTTGCGCCGCCCGCGTCTACCCGTACTCACGCCGTCCTCCGCTTGACCATCTTCAGCGTCGGCACCTTGGGCTTGGGGAGCTTCCGGCTCCGCACCACCGGGGCCACCGAGGGCGAGATGGGGCCGCGCAACCCTACCGACCGGCGCCCGCAGACCTGGCACTGGCAGAACACGCGGCCGGGTTCCCAGGCCCTCATGTCATCATGTCCCCAGAGCGCACAGTGCAGGCGGGTGAGGAGGCTCATCGCTCCTGCTCCATCATCCAGTGTCCGATGAGGTACGGGACGTGCGGCGGATTCGCGTTCCCCAGAGCTTTAAGAGCGTGTCGTCGGGCAGATCTAACCAACCGTCGGGCAGTCCTTGCAGTTGCGTCACCCACGCCGGATTCAGTTGGCCCTTGGCCTGAGTCACAAGGCTGTGCTGTCCTGCTTTCGCGTCCGGACATGGATGCACGCCTCGCTCCATCGCTTCTGGGGTACGCCAGTCGCGGCGCTTCCCACTCGTGCTGCTCCTCGCCGGGGCGGGCGGGCCAGCGCAGCGATGGGCCTGCACCATCCCAGTGAGCAGCAACTCGTCCTTCCGTGCTCCACCCCGGCTTGTCTTGCCCCCGGCCATCCCTTCCGGTGTCGGCCAATCCAACCGCGCCTTGCTGGTCAGCGTGTCCGCCACCCCCGCGTGCGCCCCCGTCTGCTCGCTGTCCTCGCTGCGCGGCGTCGGCCAACTCTCGGGCGTGCCACAATCGGAGTCGGTCGGCCAGGGTTTCTGGCCCTTCCTCCTCCGCTCCTGAATCGCCGCCGGCATCTCGGGCCGCACCGCCAAGTCCAGCGGCGTCAGCCCAGGCTCGTGGTTCTTCTCGTCGCCCTTCGCGTAGTTCTGCGGCGTCGGCCAACTCGCCTGCACCGCCAGCGGCGGCATCAGTTGGTTGCCCTTCGCTAGACTCCCCGCGCCTCGCGTCACCTTCGCCAGCGACTCCGCATCCCGGCAGGTTGGAGAGGTCCACGCGGCTACATGATCCGGCAGGTTCCTCCCGCCGTGTTTCGTCCCGTACCGCCCATGCCTCGCCGCATCCGGCGTCCCCTGCGCGTCGTGACTCTGTGGACTCGTCCATCCGTCTGCCGACGATCCACACCCGGTCCCGCTTGTGCGGCGCCCCGACCGCCCAAGCACCCACCACGCACGGCCACCGGGCGTACCCGAGTCCGTCCAGTTCAGCGAGAACCCGGTCAGCCCCTCGGCTGCGGAGCGCAGGGACGTTCTCAAGGAGGCACCAAGCCGGTCGGACTTCATCAAGCAGTCGGGCGAGTTCAAAGAAGAGCGCCGAGCGGTCACCGTGGAGTCCGTCTCCCTTCCCCGCCGCTGATATGTTTTGGCAGGGGAAGCCGCCAGTGATGAGGTCGATGCGTCCGCATCGTCGGGAAACATCGTCCCCTGTAACAACTCGGACATCAGTCCACCTCGGCACATCCGGCCAGTGCTTCTCCAGCACGGCCGCGCAGTAAGGATCGATCTCGATCTGGCCCGCGATGGTGATCCCCGCCCTCTGGAGGCCCAGGTCGTGCGCCCCGATCCCCGAGAAGACGGAGAGGCATCTCATCGCTCCCCCGTGGCGGCCATCGCGCACAGGGCCGCGAGCAGCCAGCCGAGCAGCGCGCCGAGCCAGACGCCGGCTACGAACGCCAGCCAGGGGGTCATGGCTCCCTCCGCTTCGCCTTCACCTCCGTGAGTGGCTTCCCGCAGTAACAGCAGAACTGCATCAGGTTGTCGGTCGGCCCGCCCTCGATGAAGCAGAACATCTGCTCGCAGTCCGTCTCCCAGTTGCCGTTCTCGTCCTCGGTCCACCGGCACGGATGCTGTTCGTCTGGTTTGTTCTTACGGCGGCTCATGGCTCCCTCCGCTCCTGCTGGTAGCGGGTCCAGGCGGCGGTCATGCGATGCCCTCCAAGGCCAACCCTGCTTGCCCCTTCAATCGATTCACCGCCAGCCCGACATACGCCGGGTTCAGTTCCACGCCCACAAACCGCCGTGCAAACCGGCGGCACACCACGCCCACCGTCCCGCTCCCCGCAAACGGATCCAACACCAGATCCCCCGGGCGGCTCCCCGCGAGGATGCACGGCTCCACCAGCTTCTCGGGGAAGGTCGCAAAGTGCGCCTCGGGATACGGCTGCGTGTTCACCGTCCAGACGGACCGGCGGTTGCGGGTGTCAGCCGCGCCCATCGTTCTCACGCCGCCCTTGCCACAGGACGTTTCTCCGTTGCCGCTGTTGTTGCGCGTCAGCCCATCTCGGTATGCTTTCGCCCACCCGCTGTCGCCGGCCCGCGACTCGCTCGGCTCCGCAATCGCCTCCGCGTCGTAGTAGTACCGCGCCGCCTTCGTCAGCAGGAACACATACTCATGCGCCTTCGTACACCGATCCCGCACCGACTCCGGCATCGGGTTCGGCTTCGCCCAGATGATGTCCTGCCGCAGATACCACCCGTCCCCTTGCAGCG